CATCTTCGGACCACGACACGAAGTAAGCGGCCTTGATCTCATTCATCGACGCGCCGGCCGTGCGATGACGGGCCGCACGTTCGAGGGTCCGCGTCGAGCAGATGCGGCGTAGCTTGTGGTCTGCTATCACCTTGCGGACGGCCGCAACCCATTCGATGATTTGCTCGTTGTCACAGATGGCCGATTCGATGGCCGGCGAATAGTCAACGAAGATCGTCGCCATTGTGAAGCGGTCAAGGGTTGCGGCGTCAAGCTGGTTGCGTCCCACGTACTGCCGATCGGCGCCATGCCCGAAGGTGTTGGCCGCTCCGACGATGATACACTCTCTATGCCGCTCAATGACCTGGCCGGAAACGGGGTTGGACATCTTCCCATTCGCGAGGGCCGCATTGATCGCAACCATCAAGTTCGGGTCTGCTGCGTCGATTTCATCCAGCAGGAACACGCCGCCACTTTGGTAGATTTCACAGAACCGGGCCGCGACATGCTTCCATGATCCGTCAGCTTGTGGCAGCACGCGGCCGAATAGATGATGCTCGCCGATGCCTGCCGAGAGAGACAGGAAACCAAAGTCAACACTGAGCGCCCTCGCGATATCGTGGGACAAGGTGGTTTTGCCAGTTCCCGCCGGGCCGACCATGAATAGGTTTTGCTCGCCACGGCCGATCAGGGTCAAGGCTGGCTTGAGTGCTTCATGGTGCGTCCCTTCCAGTTCAACTACTGGCCGGTCGCCGAATCGCACTTCCAACACGGTCTTTGCCGTGGTGGCTTCAAGGTCCATACCCGAGACTTCATCCCGGACGATGGCACGAATCACCGCGTCGAGGCTTTGGCCTTGGGCAATGGTCGAATCCTCCAACGTCGAGACTTCACCCCGAAGGAGTGATAGCAAGTCCTCACGACGCGCCGATACCACGGCAGAACCGCGGATCGGCAGCGAATGCGCCTTTATATGGGCACGGACGCGAGTGCGCAACTCGGTTACGCTAAGGCCGTCGAAGCCGTCATCAGTTGACAGGCGAAGGGGTGCGGTCATTCTTCATCCTCTCCAATCAAATCGGCCAACGTCGGCCCCAGGTCGTTGCGAATGTGGTTTAGCATTACTTCTCGCTCAGACGCCTGCTCGGGAGTCGCTTTGAAAAGCCCAACAAGCCGAATCTCTTGGCACGAATCGAGTTTTGCATCTATTTTTTCCATTGCCTCGGCCTCGCTATCAGCCTTGACGGCTATCGAAAATAATGCGGTGTACGTACTCATTGTTGAATCTCCAGCGATCTCCAGCGCTTGACCGGGGTGAGGGTGAGTCAGTGGGTGGCGTAGGCCAACGCGCGGCGGAATTCATGACGGCTCGGGTGCCGCGGCCAGTGGCCACTGTCGTCCTTGTGCTGCGGCGCGTTCGCAGAAGTGGCAACCCACGCCAGCCACACTGTAAATCCATGCGGGCCGACGATAATGCTATAAATGTCGTTCCACAGTTCGCTGGTTGGGCTGGCGTCATAGGCAAGCAGTCGTCGTCTCACAGCGTCCGACAGCTTGCCGCGAAGATTCTCAGCCATGTCAAGTTCTAATGCGATGCTCATCGTGCCATCTCCAGTTCTGCCTATTGCCATAGGGTTCAAAGACACCCCCGGCGCGGTCACGCACGCGCCGGGGGAAGGATGCGGATCACTCTTGCACGGAGCCGTCAACCGTTACAATCACTGTGTCGCCATCGTGATCGACGCCACTGATTTCCGCGCCGTTGATTTCGGTTACGGCGTGTGCGATAGCCCATGAGTCGGACTTGGCTGTGATTGGGTCTGCCCAACGGACGGTGTTGCTGTCGAGCGTGTGATCCTCCTCGCATCTTGCAATCAGCCGGCCGCCGAGCTCGTTTTCCCACCGCACCACGATTGTCTTGGTTACTTGGGTCGTCATCTGGCACTCCTTGCGGCTCCCGCCGCTGTCTCCAACCTGTGATCCGGTTGGCCGATGCCTATTGCCATAGGCGGGTGAGGGTGAGTCAGGCGGCCGGCCGTCTCATGCGGGCTTCAAACGTCCATCCGCCGTGACAATCCCATTGCTCTGTCGCGCCGGTGTAGTGAACGTAATAGCCGGGCTGCCCAAGATACGGCTCCAGTCGCACCACAAGAGCGGGAAGCCAGACCGGCTGTGGATAGCCGTAATGCTGCTTCACTTCGACGATTTCGCCGACTTTGTAGGCTGGGTTCATCATGTCGCTATCTCCAAAGAGGGGTCTAATCCAGCACGTTGCCGAGTAAATGTTGCTTCTCAAGTAAGATATCACGATATTCGGGCCGGTCAAGGGGGATTCTTGAAAATATTTGTTGAGAAGCAACATTTTTATGCCGATGATGCTGGCTATGAGCATTCCCCGTCTCACCGCTGCTATCGTGGTCGCCCTTCATGTCGGGCACAGCCCCCTGGCGCTCCTCCTCGTCCTCCTGGTTGCCACGGCCGGCGAACGCTTGTTATCATCCCGGCATGAAAACACCCCTCGCCCTCATCGGGGCCGCCATCTTCGCGGCCGTCCTTCTCGCACCCCAGCCCCAACCCGCCGCGGCTGATCCGCCGCCGCCCACGGCATACGAGCAATGCCTCCTTGACGCCAATGAGGCGATCCGGGCCGCCATGGCCGAGCAAGAGCATTGCGTCCAAGAAACCATTGCCAACGGCGGCAACCCCTTGGATTGCATCTTGGCCTACTGGGCCGCCCGCACCCTCGTCGACATCGAATACGAACGCTGCATGGACGCCGCGACGGCCGGCAATCCCTGATATCGTCCCCAATTGGCGACAACTCCTGCAATCGGCCCCGGCTCCAGTCGGGCCGATTGTCGTTTTTGGGTTCGAAAACGCGGATGTGGGCAAAAAGTACCAATGTATCATACATCGGTACATCGGAGCCGCAGCAGATCACGCCATCGCGTTTTCGCATCAGCAGCGCCTCGCCCTCATCCAAGCCCCGCATTGCCTCCAGAATCCCTCTCTGCCCTCATACCCTGGTCGACATACCCCCTCACCACTCAACAGCCCACAGGGCCGGCCCGTGCCCTCAATCCGTTCATCCGGATCAATGGATATCATCCGTTTATGCGGATGGATTGACGTTTCCGGCTGTATTGCACACGTGCTTTGGCGTGCAAGTGCAGTGATAGCATAGGATTACGCCGGCGGCGATGCATTCGGCACGGATTCGGCGGACGGCATCCCGTCCCAGCGACCCTTCCCGCGCCACGGTTGCGACCGATTTGCCGGCCTGCAAGCCCGCTATTACGGCCGCAGTAGAGCCTTTCCCCTTCCTGGCTGGCGGCAGATACCCAAGCTCGGCCCGGACGATCTCCCGGACCTGTTCACGCCTCAGTTGATAGCGTGCGGCTACTTGCGTGATGCTGTATCCCCCTTTCACACGGGCCGCAATGGCACGATTCCGCGTTTTTACCCACGCCAAGCGGGATAACACACCACGATCAGCCTTGCCACGCGCCATTGGTCTGCTATCACCTTTCGTCCCCAATTGGGGACACTCGAACGGGCGAAAACCGCGTTCATTGGGTCAAGAATGGGGTCGGTCCACCGCTCGGAGACTGCCGGGGGTAGGGTGTCGACAAGCCGGGGTTTGCAGTTGGCGGCGGCGGCAGGGGAACAATGCCCTCTCTCCCATGCCCGCCCACCTCCAATGGCCGATTTGGCGTATTACCGTGCTCAATAAAGCCCGAATACCGCACCCATTGGCCCCGTATTAGGTGGTACCATATCGTCGCACCTGTGGTCCTGACGTGCAGCGTGACTGGGGCGGGGTTGGAGGGCAGGAGCTTGAACAGGCCGGGCCAGGGCATGATCTGGTAGACTGGGCTGGGTGGTGGGGTGTTCATTCCGGTTCCATTGTGCTTGACACCCGGTTGTTTGTCAAGTAACATATTGACTTCTGTGCCGTTGGAGAGAATCTGGCAACGGCCGTCCCGGCAAATACCGGGACATGACTCAGCGACGGCGGACGCGCTGTTCTGAGGCTTGGGCACGTTCAACTGTTTCTGGCCGGTGTCCCTTGCCAGAAGGTTCGCGTGCCAAATCCGCCGCTTGCTGGACACGGCTTCGGCGGGCTTTGAACCCTTACGCGAAAGGGTCGGATGCCGGTGTCGTTCTAGAGCCGCACTGGCGAAACCTGCCAACAGGGAGCCCCGACCCGTTTTTCGATTACCCCTCGGCGACCTTTGCCGATGCCCGGACGGCTTCATTTTCCGTGAGCCGTCCGGCTTTTCTACCTCAAAGAGGGTCCAGATGGCGCCAAACCTAGGAACTGGCGCCGAAACCCGTGCACGGGGAGCCCTGGACCCAGCGAGGTTGAAAATGGAGCTCGACATGCCAAGCGCTGAGTACATGGTTGTCTCGAATCGGCGGATCATCGACACCGGCATCAGATTCCGCGGGTGCCCCATCCTCATTGAGACAACGGCTGAATCGGAGTTCGAGCGAGAGGAGTTGTCCAGAGGCTTTGCCGCAAGAATTCAGAACGAACTTGGCGGGCCGCTGCTCATGAAAAAGCCCGGAACAAGTCCGGGCTGATTCAATCCTGATGGTCTTTGCATTATGGCGACGGCGTGGAGGCGGTCGCGGGTTCCATCAGGACTTGTAGGCTCCCCTCCGGGGAAGCGCGGGTGGATGGCAAACTCAACTGACACAACAACTTACGACGTGATTCAGGCTAAATCCATCGGAAAGTCGCCCTAGAATTTGTGTGAATGTCGGCATTTTGGGCTTGCTTGGCGGGCTGGAGCGTGTCATGATGATCTCGGAATGGCGTGGAGCCGGATGGCGATGCTGGCCCGGTTATGTATCAGATGACCGGGCCAGCTATCTTTTTGTCCCCAATTGGGGACGGCGGCCTTGCGTGTCCCAAAAACAATTCCCTAATTGTCGGTTTGTAAGGGTGTCGTTCGGTGGTTTTTTCCAAAATGGATGGTACGTTTTGCGTGCCCGGTGTTGATTCAGTGACTAATTGCGCCGGTCGATGGTGGGTTTGGGATTGAAACAGGAAAAGGAGAGTTTGTATGAATCGCTTGACGTGGAAGGCTCGTTGTCTGTCGGTGTTGTGTGCCTGCATGATGGTCGCCCTGGTCGGTCCACCGCCTGATCGTCCGTCGAATCCGCTGCCCGAGGACACGTCAACTGGAATCTCGCCTGATGACGGCATTGACCTGTGCTGGGTCAACGGGGCCGGCACGAAGGAAGTGTTCGTGTTCATGGCGACGGACCCCAAGGACATCGAGCAAGGGGTTCCGCTGCATTCTGGTCCGTGGACCGAAACCATTCACGTTGACAACCTGATGGCGAACACGACGTACTACTGGGTCGTCTATAACTTGGGCGAAGTCAAGTACGTCGAGGGCGCCATCTGGAGCTTTACGACCGGCGACCCGAAGTGAACCTCCGCTATCGCCGCACAACTCGATCGCCGCGTCTCGATGAGCATGTCAAGATCACCGTGAGCGGCAAGACGCATGTTGCGTCAATCCGACAGATCGGCGTCGTTTGGACTTGTCGATGCGGCGAGTTGGAAACTCAATGCTCAACCCGGCCATGCGCCATTTCGCAAATGCGGATCGCGTTGGCCCAGCAATCCAAAAAGTAAAACCGGCCGCCTCCACTCTCGGGGGCGGCCGGCCCTTTTCCTCCAATCTCACGATGAGAAAGGAGTCAACCGATCATTCGTTGCCGCCTTCGATCGCCGAGGCGGGAACGCTGACGGGCTCACGCATCTGCCGGGCCTTCGACGCCTCGCCAGGCTTGGCGCCGCCATAGCTTCCATCGGGCTTGAACGGCTGATGGCCCCCGTCGTATTCGCGGCTGCGGTTGACGATCGTGGGTCCGGCTCCGACCATGTGCCGGCCGGGCGAGTCGTTCAAGGCGATGCCGGGGATCAGCTTGCGAGTGTCGTGCGGCTTCTTCATCATGCGGTAGGCGTAGCCAAGCTCCGCGCTCGCGCTCATGGGCACGTTGGACTTCATCAGCATGCACATCTGCGGGCTGAGCCAAGCCACCAACATCGGCTTTCGGTCGGGGTTGATGATGCGGACGATCATCGCGGCCTTCCGAGAGCCAGAAAGCCGAGTCGGATCAGGCGAGCAAGTCACGTCAAGGTCGCCATCGGCCGAGTCGCTGATGTCGTAGTAGCCCAGCACTTCAACCTTCGCGTTGGGCGCCTTGATCCGCTCATGCGCCGCCGGATCGGTTTCGCGGGTGCATTGGTAGATCGTGTCCACCACGGCCCGATCGGTCATTTCAGGCGTGAGCGATTCAGGAACGAACCGCTTTCCGGCGACGGGCTTGGCAGGCTTGGCAGCCTGAACCTGCTGTCGCCGTTCAAACTCTAGTTCAATCAACTTGGCCTTTTCGGCCGGGATGGTCGCCACAAAGTCGGCGAATGCCTGTTCGACCGTGATGGCGGGTTTTCCTTGCGTCGGTGCCTGGGTCGTGCTATTGTTCGGTTGACTCATGGATGAGCCTTTCTGGCGCTCTTCGCGCCGCTGTTGCTTGTGATTCATGGAGGAATCCTTTCGATGCCACGCAATACTATAACCTATCCGCTGCACCAAAGCGTGTCTCCAAGCCTTCCTCCGCACTGGCCGGCGACAATTCAGCCGTCCTGGCAGCTGGGATACCCCAACCGGGCCACCGTCGATGCCGCCCACGGCATGACCAACGCCGGATCGTCCGTCACGACTGCCGCCAACAAGGCCGACGTGATAGCAACCGCGTCCATCAAGAGCCCGATGGACTTTACGGACCCGACCACTGGCCGGATCGTGCTGGAAGTCAATGGGGCAAACTGGCTGTTGCTCAAGCCGATTGGTCTGGGCGGCGATGGCGTGAGCATCCCGATGGCGGTTTGGGCATGGCGTGAGATTTTCACCGACGCCAAGAATCGCAACGACATTCTCCAGTGGACGGCCGACGCGATCGTTCACTTCTCAGCCGTGACCTGCGCCAAAACCGGAGTGTCCGGCGGTCGGATCAGCGAGCTTTGGCGTTATTGCGACACATTTTCCAGTGAAGTGTACCGCGGCCTGAACACCACAGGCTTCGGAACGACCGAGCATCCGACCGCGGCCGACGACGCCGCTGCGTACTGCTACTTCGACATCGGCGGCGCCCAGCACATTGAAATCGAAGGGGCCAAGAACACCTTGACCGCCTGGAACTTCCTGTACGCGATGATCTGAGCCATGACCGCCGAAGATGATGGATACAATGACGATCTCGCGTCCCCAATTGGGGACGAAGATGAAGGCGGCCCGGAAGCGTTCACGCTTCGCGGAAAAGACCGATCGCCGATACTCAACGGCTGCCAGACGTTCGAGGATTCAATCGTCATCAGCCAGCAGCGGCTCAAGAAATGCCGCCGCGACTCCAAGGGTGAAGTGGTCCGTTTCAAGAAGTCGGTCCAGACTGTCTACGGCGATGATGCCGAGTATGCCTTGTCGCTGATGGTTGCCGTCATGCGTGAGGAGCTTGTTCCGCTCGACATTCGCATGGAGGCCAGCCAAGTCGTCATGGACCGCATCCTCGGCAAGCCGCGACAGGAACACATCGTCGGCGCTTCGCAAGACAAGGTGAGCGATGTCCTCAGTGAACAAACGCGAAATCGAGTGGAGCAAATGGGCGAAATCCCCGGTCTTGCTCCCCGACCCGTGGCGTTGCCCGGCGACGGGAATAGCAATCCGAACGGCCGTCAATAACCGCGACCCGTCCAAATGCCCCGTCCGAATCCAGCGAGCCCGCATCCTTGCCGACGCCGAGCAGGATGAAGGGTTCCAGCGTGAGTTGCTGTTGGCATGCCGGGAGTCGCCACAACTGTTCATCAACTTGTTCGGATGGACGAAAAGACAGCGAGAGCAAGATGAATCAGGCTTCACGGTCCTCGCCGACGAAGAGGCAATCGACGTGCCTTACATCCTCTGGCAATGCCAGATGGATGCGATCGACGAAATGGCGATCCACCTGCCCTACAAGGCTGGCGAAAAGGGCAAGGGCGGCAACTGTGTCATCGACAAGAGCCGCGAAATGGGGGCATCGTGGTTGGTGCTGGCGTACATGCTTCACCAATGGCGGTTCATCAAGGGCCGCAACTTCATCTTGCTCTCGCGCAAAGAGGAGTTGGTTGACACCCGCTACGTAGTTGACTCGCTGTTCGGCAAAGTCGATTACATGATATCTTTCCTGCCAAGCTGGATGAGGCCGGAAATCAACCGGGCCGAGAACCGGCTGGCGAACCTCAACAACAACAACACGTTCACCGGCGAAACAACGTCGCAGTTCTCCGGCCAGTCGCAGCGTGCCGCGGCGTGCCTGATCGACGAGGCGGCGAAGATTCCGAACCTGGAGGCCATCAGCCGCAACATGGGCGAGACGGTTGTGGTCCAGTTCCACGTCTCGACGCCGGACAAAACCGGCATCGCTTTCACGCGAATCCGCAACAACCCGGCGACCACATTGATTCCGCTGCACTGGTCGCGGCACCCCGAGAAAGCGATCGGACGTTTCATCGGAGAAGATGGCAAGTGGCACAGCCCTTGGTATGACGAACAGTGCAAGATTTGGGCGCATGACCCGAAGTATGTGGCCGTCAACTACGACATGGATCACTCTTCGGCCGGCGACTTGTTCTTTCCGTCTGTGATGATCGCTCAGCACCGGGCCAAGTTCCAATGCGATCCGTGCATCCGTGGCGAACTGGTCATCGACAGTGGCAAGACGGGGATCACGTTCAAGAAACGCACTCCAAAGTTCATTCAATTTGTCCCGCTGGAGAATGGAAAATGGCAACTTTGGTTCCCGCTCACGCGAAGGCCGCCGCAGGACGATCAGTACGTCATGGGCGCCGACATCGGCATGGGCGTCGGCGCCGCCAACAGCGCCATCCAAGTCGGCAGTCAAGAGCATAAGCGGCTGGTGGCGAACTTCGTGTCATCGCACATCCTGCCGGAAGACTTGGCCCGCGAAATGGTCAAGGCCGCGATCTGGTTTGGCGGGCATGAGAAGCCGGCGTTCCTGGCGTGGGAGGCCAACGGCTACGGCGAAGTGTTCGGCCGCATCGTGATGAAGTACCACTGGCCGTATGTCTATAAGCGTGTCGCCAAGGATCAGCGATCAGAGCAGAAATCAAAGAAGCTCGGATGGTGGAACAATCCCACGTCGATCTTGACGCTGCTGGAGCAACTTCGCCAAGCACAGGCCGCCGATGAGTTTGTCATCCCCGACGAATACACGCTTCGCGAGCAAGAGGATTACATGAACTTCGAGGATGGATCGGTTGGACCGGCCGGCCTTGTCGAGATTCCCGAGCGAGCCCGCAAGAATCACGGCGACCGGGTGGTGTCGGTCGGCATTCTGTGGGAAGCCATGCGGAAAGCCCAGGTTTACCGGCCTCCGAAGGAAATGTACGAATTGAACGATGAGGGCAAGCGGATCAAGGTTGAGATTCCCGGTGAGAAAGAAGAAAACCTTTCCCGCTGGACAGGCTGACTGATATCATGCCCGCGAACGCAAGGATGCGACGATGGCGAAATACTCACTTGAAGTCAACAAGGATCGTCTGAGCCGGGTCATCAACAACGGCTTCGAGCATTGGGATGAACGCCGATCCATGCGCGAGAAGCTGTTGCGGCAAGTCGCTGGATCGATGTACTTCAAAGATGACAAGGGGCTCGCCATTCCCTTGAACCTGATGAACACGACGTTCTACACGCTCTCGGCGAATCTGGTGAGCGGCATGCCGCGGCTGAATATGACTTCCACGGTCACCGGCCTTGCCGCCGACGCCCGTGTGTACGGCCGAACAGTCGAACGGGTCTGGTGGGCCAACTGCTTTCCCGACACCAACAAGATGTGCGTGGCCGACGCCCTAGCGGGACTATCGATCGTCAAAATCGGATCAACCAACAGCGACAACGCGCCGCACTATCAGGGATTCCCGTCGCCGGCCGGCATCTTCATCGACCGCATCGACCTGGACGACTTCGCGTGCGACCCCAACGCTCGCGGATTGAAGAAGTGGACCTGGGCGGCCAACAAGTATGGGATGCCCCTGGACGATGCCTATGGGATCGAGGGGGCAGACAAAGACAAGTTGACCAAACTGGCATCGGGCCGAGAGGGCGACGACCGATTGAACGTCACCCGCATCGGCAATCCCGACGTTGACTCCGAGGAAAGCCGGTTCTCCGATTACATCACGCTGGTTGATTGCTTCATTCCCCGCGATCAGGTCATCGTCACAATGGGATACAGCCCCAGCAGGTTCGAGGTTGTCGCAACAAAAGATTGGGGCGGCCCGAAGCATGGCCCGTATCGGTTCCTCTCGCTCAACCCGCTGCCGAACAATGTGTATCCCGTGCCGCCATTGAGCGTGATTCACGACTTGCACGAAGCGATCAACATGCACTTCCGCAAGTTCATGTCGCAGACTGCTCGGGCCAAGACGCTGTATGGGTACGAGCCGGGCGCCGACGATGATGCGGTGGTTGTCCAAGACGCCAAGGACGGCGCGATCGTCAAGATGGAAAATCCGACAAGCGTGGCGGCCATCGAGTACAAAGGCCCTTCGCAAAGCATGTTCCAAGAATCGGCGTTCATGCAGCAGCTTTTCAGCCAGCAGGCCGGCAACATCGATCTGACGGCCGGCAATGGGCCTGGCGCCAAGACGCTCGGCCAGTCTCAGATTCTCATGGGCAACATTCAGCAACGGTTGAGCGCCCACCGTGGAGCGGTCAATCAGTTCTGTGCCGAGATCGCCGAGGATTGCGGATACTACCTGCACCATGATCCGATCATTGACGAAACGCTGACGATCGAGGACCAGTTGGGCGAGCCGATGGAGGTTTATTACAACCCTCAAGTTCGGCAAGGCAGCTTCTACGACTATCAGTTCAAGGTGAAGGCGTGGCAAGAGCCATACACCGATGAGCAAACGAAGTTCGGCCGCCTGATGCAGTTCTTGGTCGAGGGCATCCCGGCTAGCTATCAGGCCGAGCAGATCAGCGAGTTTGCCATCAGCGCCCAACGGCTCATTCGCAACATGGCCCAGCAGATCGAGCTTGACGCGGAAATCGCCGACGTGTTCCGTGACCAAGAAACCATCGCCCGCAGGATGATGGAGCATCGGCAGGTAATGATGCAGCAACAGCAGCAGGAAATGGCCCAAGCGTTCTCTGGTGGCGGTGGCGGCAAGGCTCAAACGATGCGGTCGATGGACCGTAGCACCAACGCCGCTCCGCAGATGGCGGGCGGGCGACGTGATAGCTCGACGGTCGCCAACGGAAAGTATTCTTCACAGGCCATGTCGGGCTCGACGTTGGGAGCATCGCAGGCTGGCCGACAGAGGTATTGAACATGAGCGTCTTTGGAAGTGGCGACGATCCTGGCCCCGGGGCGACTGGTGGAAAAATGGCGGCGAGCCCGCAGAGTGGACACCAGAAACCGACGCGCCGCATCGCTGCGAGGAAGATGAGGCCGACGATTGGTGGAAGCGTGGCGAGAAGCCGCCAGAGGACTTTGAATGAAAATCTCAGAATCAACAAGCGATGTCGAGTTGGTCGATCAGCTTCGGTCTGAGATTCGAGAGTTGGACGACGCCCTGGCAGAGAATGAGAGAACTCGCATCGAACTGTCACGCCGAAAAGCGGCGGCCGTTGCTCAGTTGAACGGTGTTGCTCTCAAAGAAAACTGTGGACCCATATTGAAGCTGGCGAGGTAGAACATGCCGACTTACGAATACGAATGTGGCTCCTGCGGACATCGCATGGAAGAAATGCAGCGGATGACCGACCCCGCCCTGGTGGACTGTCCCGAGTGCAAAATGCCTGACCTGAACCGTGTGCCGCAACCGGGCCTGGACATCGGTTGCTTCAAGAGCGAACTGGCCCTGGAAAGCTATGGAGCCCCTTGCCCCGCCGTGCGAAAGCAGCAAGAGCGCGACTTTGGTTTCCGGTTCGATTCCAAGGATCGGCTGCTGGTGGGCAGTCCATCGGAATTGAAGCGGGTGAAAAAAATCTTCGGGGATGCCCCTTGACCGCATGACCCACAAGATGTAGGGTAGCGGCGATTGCTCAACGCAAGGATGCGTTGGAAGGAGTCACGGATGACGCAGTTACAGGCTGGTGCAAGCACAGGCTTGGGTGGATCGGCGACGGGTGGAAATGCCGCCGAAACGAACACCGCCACCGTCGATAACCCCGTCGGTGGCGGTTCTTCTGCGCTCCCCGCTGATCCCAACGCCGGATCAGCTTCACGCATCAATGACATCTTCAAGAAGAAAACAGAAGCTCCCGCGTCCCCAATTGGGGACAAAGCGGACGAAGCCGCTCCGGTCGTCGATGCCGCCACCAAGCCGGACGACAATGCTCAGTACGCCGATCTGGCGAAAGAGACGGGCGTTGACGTGGCCGAGATTGCGAAGCTGCCCAAGTCGCTTCTCGACAAACTGATGGCAAAGTCGGCCGCCTCGACCGAGCCCGATCTTGCGGCGCTCGAGCAACTGGCCGCCGCTGGCGCGAAGGATGAAGGGGCTCCCGATCCAGCCGCCGCCGCACAAAAGGCACAGGCGGACGCTCAAGCGGCTACTGCGGCCCAACAGGCTGCCAACGCGAATCAGCCCGATCTCAGCGACTTTGGCATCGACAACGCCAAGATCGCTCAGCTTGAAAAAGACTTCCCTGAGTTGTCCGAGCCCGTCGTCAAGCCGATGCGGCAGATGGCGACTCAGATCAAGGCGATGGCCGATCAGCACCGTCAGGCGATGGAGCAAGTTCAAAGCCTCACCCAGTATCTCGCCGATCAGATGGTGGATGGGATCATTGACGGCATCGGAGCCGATGAAGTGTTCGGCAAAGGCCCGCGACATGGATTGTCCAAGGGCCAGCTTGAAGCACGCAAGAATGTCGCTTCGTTCGCCAATGCCATGCTGAAAGGCGCGGCACAAAGCGGAAAGCCGATCACGGTCCAGCAGGCGATCGAGGCCGCCCACAAAATCAAGAACAAGGACTTCGTGAGCAAGCAATCCGAAAAGGCCGCCGCCGAAAAGGCCGCCGCCGCCGCGAAGCTCAGGAGCAACCGGCCGGGAAGCGGAGCCGGTCCAATCCCGCAGCCGGAAAGCGGAGAGCCAAACTCGGCCGCTGCTGTGAAGATCAACAAGATTCTCGCAAAAAAGGGAATCATCGGACAGTAAGGTTCGTGACAGGCAAGCACAACAACCAATCCCAAGCATGGATGCGAAGGAGCCGGGGCTATGAACGGAATCGAAATCAGTGATCTGACCGGAATCATCAACGCTGTCCGGCCCGACTCTCCAACGCGAGAGTTTGAAGTTGTACGGAACCTCCAGAACCATGTGTTCTGTGATATGTTCTTCAACAGCAAGCTCCGCAAGAAGGGCTCCGGCCCATCGATCGAGCGCATGATCGTTCTGGAAGGCAACGGCAACGTCGAGTGGCGTCTGCCCTTCCAGCGTTCCACGACCAACGTGAAGCAACTGATGAAGCCCCAGCGAATCGGCTGGGTGCATCTGAGCAATTCGTGGGGCATGGACGTGTTCGAGGCGATGACCATGCAGGGCGCCGACCCTGGACAGGTCATGGCCGACGAACTGGATGCCCGCCGCATCAAGTGCTACGAGGAAATGATGGACGAAAAGGAGTCGAAGGGTTGGGACACGCCCGACTACGCCGACGATCCTTACGGCCCCCTCGGCTTCCCGTACTGGATTTGCATGGGTCCGGTCGGATTCGATGACGCCGACCCGGACTTCCAAGGTTACACCGTCCGCTACGGCGACGGCACGACCAGCACGACCCGAGCCGGCATAAACGGGTCAACTTACGATAAGTATCGTAATTTGTGCGCGACGTACAACGGCACGATCAACGAGGCGTTCGTCCAGACCCTCGCCGATTGCTTCCGCCTCCAGTCGTTCGCGCCGATCACGATTCCTGGCGGAACCGCTGGGGCCAAGGATTTCAACGGTAAGGACAACGCCCAGTACGAATTGTGCATGGGCAACACCCCCTTCCGGGCCATCGAGCGGTACATGCGGGCTCGCTATGACGAGTTCCGTTCGGACCTGGACCCCCAAGGCGGCAAGATTCGCTTCCGTCAAGTCCCGATGACCTGGGTGAAGAAGCTCGACACGGCGACCTACGACCCGATCTACGGGATCAACAAGAAGAAGTTCCGGCCCACCGTGATGATGGGCAAGGGCGGCCGTGTCCTGATCGAATCCGAGCCGATGACCGATCCCGGCCAGCACACCACCGTCGTCACGAAAGTTGACGAGTATTTCAACCTGCTGGGCGAGAATCCCCGCGAGTTCGGATTCGTCATTCACACGCCGATTTCGTAACCGTTTCCCCAATTGGGGACGACTTGAACGAACGCAATGGCCCGCGGGCCTCAGATGGAGCAAGGCAATGTCAATGCACACCACCCCCGGCGCTTTTATCTCCGAGACGATCGATGTGAACTACACCGGCTCGGACACGCTCAAGGCCGGCTATGCCCTGTGCCGCGATGTCAACACGATTGACGACACCGTGACGGGAACCGGCGTCGGCGGCGGCAGCGTCACACGTCCGGCGGATCAGTCCGGCATCGCGGCGGCCAAGCCGTCGTTCGCGAACCTCAACCGCTTCCTCGGCGTGGTTGCTCCCAACAACGCCAAGACTCAGCTTGAGGCGACCGGAGCGCGGACCATCAAGATCATCCCGTTTTGGGCCTTCGCCGCCAAAGTGCCGCTCTGGAGCGATGAGTCAATCACCATCGGCGATCTGCTCGGCATCCAGCCCGGAAGCTACGCCTTTGTCAAGGGCGCCGTGTTCGACGGCAAGGTGTGGGCTCGGGCCGACGAAACCCAAGACCGCTCCAGCACCGAAGGCACGGTCAAGAGCGAGTTCGGCAGCATCGTCGTCACTCCGCAGGAATACGCCCAGCGCATTCAAGTCTACGACAACGACTTCATGGAGTTCGATGCCAACGAAATCGCCGAGGCGTGGATCACGACGGAAACCGGCGCCGCAACGCAGGTTATCGCGGATGCGGTCGGCGGCGAGCTTCTGCTTACCAACGCCGCTTCCGACGACGACGCTTGCTTCATGCAGCATCGAGGCGAGAAGTGGAAGTGTGCGGCGGGCAAGCCGCTGTTCTTCTACATTCGCTTCAAGGTCAACGACGACGACCAGATCGACTGGATCGCCGGCCTCAACGTCATCGACACGACGCCGCTTGCCGCACAGGACGGCATCACGTTCCGTAAGGACGACGGCGACACCAACATTGATTTCAACACCGACAAGGATGGCACGCAGACCGACGCCGATACCACGTTGGACGCGGTGGCGAGCCAGTACCTTGCCCTGGCGTTCTTCTTCGACGGCACTGGCGCCGTCAAGGCGTATGGCTACACCAACGCCACGGCTGCCAACGTCAACTTCTCGAACCTCGCGTTGCTCCTGACGCACACGACAAACATCTGCGACGATGAGGAAATGACCATCACGTTCGGCGTCCAGAACGGCGAAGCCGTCGCCAAGACGATGAACATTGACCGGATCATCGTCCGGCAGGCCAAGTAAGATCGGCAAGCTCCTGATGATTGGGCCGTGGCTGTCAAGGCGGCCACGGCCTTTTTCAATGACGATTCGGACACCCAATCACGGCGCGACGTTCGAGAGCTTCGTCATACTTGCGGCTCAGCATATGGGCATGCAGGTATATGGCGACGGCTCAAAGTCGGCCGGGTTGCCGGAGAACGCTGATGATCTGGCACAGGCCCGCGAGATTGTCGAGGAAGCCTTCCAGATCATCTTGACCGCCGATGGCAAGCATACGTGGCGGTTCATGGAGCAAGACTTCTCGTTGACATTCAATGAGGACGGCGAGAGTCCCTTGGCAGTCAACGGCGAAAACTGGCGGTATCGCATGCCGTGGTTTTTCACCGGCGAGTATCGGGGTGACTGGCTGTATGGTCCGGGCACCCAAGCCGGCCGCATCCGCGTCGTGCCGCATGAGAAGATTACGGCCGCGCGGTCGGTTGGCTCCAGCAGCACCGGACTTCCCACGATGGCCGCGTTCCGGCACTTGGAAGATGGAAAGTTCGAGGCGTTGTTCTGGCCGGCCCCGTCCAACGATGATACGGTCATCATCCGCATCCGCGCCTATATGGCGACGGGCTGGAACCTGAACGATCGCCATTTCGCCGGCCCGGAGTTCGATCAGCTTATCAAGCAATGCGTCCGGGCCGTGGTCGAACGCAACGCTGAGAATCAGGCCGGCGTGCAATGGGCTTCAATGCAAGAAACAATGCGAGCCCTGATATCACGCGACAAGCGGTTTGGGCCGCGAACGGTTGGGCAAATGTTGCCAAACAGCGAAAGCGGACTGGCTCATGTCGATCCGCGGCTGTATCATGGGTTCCAAGGCGTCACGCACATTGACGGCGTGGCATTGACCAGCGATTGAATGAGAGGTTCACGATGACCAGCGTAGGAACATTGGCCGACCGAATCGAAGATGCCCAGCCCAGCACCGGCTTCGTCAAGCGAATCCCCATTCCGCTGCAAACGATCCGTGATGCCACGGGCCAGAACCTCACGGGCTCCACAACGCCGATCATCGAACTTTCCTCGGCCGCGTTCCGAATCCGCTGGGCCGCCTCGGACTCGGCGGCGGTGAACATCAGCATCCCCGTTCCCGGCGACTACCTCGACAAACGGAACGACCCCGACAAGTCGGATCACTTCAAGATCATCTTGCTGGTGGCGATGGGCGGCGGAACCGACGCCCCGACCATTTTGGCCGATGGTGTTCGGCACCGTGCCGCCGAAACGATCGACGCCTTGGACGCCGACGCCAGTGCCGCCGTGTCGGGAACGCCGTTGCAGGAAGTTGAATGCGACCTGTCGCGACAGGACATCCGCAGCAACGACGCCGTGACGATCAACCTCACGCCTGGCGCCCACACCACCGACGCCCTGCTGCTGTACGGAGCGTGGTTCGAATATCGGAGTGGTTGGACGATGGCCGATCAGGCCAAGCGTGATGCTGGATAAGCCGTAGGCAGAAGGGCAAGGATGCCCAGCAACGAGCCGCTGGTTCTGCGATTCCCCAAGGATGGTTTGGCTGAGAACGCCGCTTACAGCGATCAGCCACCAACGGTATCGCAGCGCCTATTGAACGTGCTTCCGTTCGATCCGGTCGAGGATCGGGCTCGCGGCGGCCAGCGATCAGGATGCGGCACGTATTACGATTCGCCGATCAGTGCCGACGATCCGATTCAGCACCTTGCACAGATCACGCGCATCGTCAATGCCCAGTCGATCATTCAAGGCGAGGAACTGTACAGCCGGTCATTCAACGACCAACCCCAGCCCTATCCGATCGCCTCGGACTCGCAAGAGTGGTTCCATGAGCCGGCGATCGGCGGCGACCACCCGCGACTGTTCAATGCCGCCGCGGTGTCGGGCAACTTCCGGTATCTGCGGACGGGCGATGAAGTTGTTATCGACCTGTCCAACAAATACAACGAAGATGGATCGGTCGCCTCCACGACCGACATTCCCGACACGGACAATGCCGGCCGCTCGATGCTCTGGAACGCGGCCGGGGACGACTATGACCGTGATGCCCAGTTCATTGTCAAGACGCGGGTGGAAACCATCATCGGCGACTCAGGCGGCGAATACTTCTTCGGCATCGGCATCCGCGTCAAGTCGTCGGCCAACGAGTGCTTCAACTGCGGATGGCACAAGATCAGCGGCGGCAACACGTTTGAAATTGGCATGTGGAAGGAGCAAAACTCTGGCTCCACACAGATTGGCACGCCGTCCGTGGCCGCCGCGGCTGACACGTCATCGCACGACCTGGAAGTTCGCGTCAACAAGTATTACGTCGAAATCTACTGGGACGGCGTGTTGAAATATCAGCAGACCCTCACAGGGGCCGATGGTTTCGATTCGACAAGCCACCGGAAAATCGGCTGGTGCTATTACCGCAAGCGGGGCTCGGGAACTTGGTCGAGCAACACGGCCGCGCCAACGCTCGATCAGTTGAAAGTCTACGACGCCCTCCAGCCGACCACGGGCCGCGACACGAAGCTGGTGGTTGTGACCGAAGGCGACTTGTACGCCGGAACCAAGGCCGATGGCTTTGCGGTCCCTTCCGGGGGGACCGACGCCTTCGACGCCCTGGCCCTGGCGTGCGAGTCGGAAGTCGTGTTCCAGAAGCTCTACGTCGTGGACACCGGGACCAACATGCGGGTCTACAACCCCGCGACCAACGCTGTCACGGCCGTTGCGGCCAGTGCGGGCTCTCTGCCGGGTTCGGCCGGCCACCGACCGACGATCATCCGCCTATGGAACGGACGGCTGGTTTACAGCGGCGTGGACTCCGAGCCGCACAACTGGTTTATGAGCCGGCAGTTCCAAAACGTCGGCGACGAAAACGACTTCGATTACACCGACACCGACATTGGCGCCGCCGTCGCGGGCAACAACGCGCAGCTCGGCCAGATCGGCGACATCATCACCTGCCTGATCTCGTATCCCCGCGGCCCTTTGGTGTTCGGGTGCCAGAAAGAGATTTGGGTGCTGAAGGGCAACCCCGGCCCTGGTGGCGTGGCAAGTCTGGACCGGCTCATGGACAAGGTGGGCATTGTCGGAAAGCGGGCATTCTGCATCGACCCCAGCGGAACGACGTACTTCATGGGATCGGACGGGTTCTACAAGATGTCCACGGACGGCCTGAGCATCGACCGCGTGCGGCTGCTATCAGCCAATCGGCTCGACAAGACCCTTCGCAGCATCAACATTGCCGCCAACGACATCAAGCTGATCTGGAGCCACGACTGGCGAGGCGTGATTGTGTTCGTGACGCCGATCGACAGCGAGAGCGAGACGACACATTACTTTTGGTCGGCCCGGACCAATGGGTTCTATCCGATTCAGATTCCCGTCGCTTCCGGCCCAACGGCCGTACTCAACTACAACGACGATGATCCTGCGAACCGGGCCTTGATCCTGGGCGGTCGTGACGGATATCTCCGCGAGTTCCATCCGTCGCTCAAGCATGACCACGGCACCAAGAAGCCATATGCCATCAACAGCTACGTCGAGTTCGCACCATTCGGATTCGCCGACAATCCGCGCGGCCGGTCCATGCTCGTTGCCGTCGAGGGCACAATGGATAATGCGACCGATTCGGTTGACATCGCGATCCTTGCGGCCGAGGACGAAAAGAGCTTGGTCAACGCGAGCCCGCATGTCCTGCGACGGTGGGGCTCCGGCGACACGGCCCGGATCAATCGCCGCATCGCCGGAGCCCGGCTCGGCATCCGCCTGTCCAACTCGCGGCTCGATGAATCTTGGGCGATGGAGAATGTCATCGTCGAGGGCTTTGACATCGGCCCGGCTCGACGGGCGGTGAAGTCGTGAACCTGCTGCAAGGGGCAAGGCTCCAAAGCTGGAAAAATGAGCATCTTGCTCAGGCCATTTTGAATTTGGCGGCCGGCCGGTGGCTGGACGTGGAGAAGTTGGAGATTGGCTCTGGTGGCACGGTGAGCTTGAAGGCGGCCTCGATCGACAATGCTGACATTGCCACAGACGCTGCTATCGCGCTCAGCAAGCTGTCATCCATTGCCACCGACAAGCTGCTGGGCAGGTCCACGTCCGGAACTGGAGCCATTGAGGAAATCACTTGCACGGCAGCGGGCCGCGCCTTGATTGATGACGCCAATGCGGCGGCCCAGCGAACGACCTTGGGTGTTGATGCGGCTGGAACCGCCGCTTCGCTGTTGGCGACTCATGAGGCTGACACAACCAGCGTGCATGGCATCGCCGATACGGCGGCCCTGTACGCGGCCGGTGGAACCGATGTCGCGGTGGCGGACGGCGGAACTGGAGCCAGCACGGCGGCGGGGGCGAGGGCCAATCTTGCGGTGCCCGGCATCATTGTCGCCCAGCGTGTCAACAACACCGTTACGGGAGCGAACTTCCAGAACTGCCAAACAGTGTCGATCCCCGGCGGAACACTGGGATCGACTGGAGGCGTTCGGTTCGAGCTTCGTTGTCGCCGCACGACGGGAGTGGGCAATCTCACGTTTCGGGTGCAGTATGGCGGCACAACGGTCTTGGCGTTTGCGGCGACAACGCTTGCGACGACGAAGATATCAGGCGTGTTGTTTGGCGACGGCGGCGCGTCGGCACAGCGGGCTCATGGCGAGGAATCCCGTGGCGCGACGGCCCCGGTCACAGGCACTTCGGCCGTCGATAGCACATCAAGCCAGAACCTCACAATCGACGTTGATCTTGCCACCGACGCCGACGTTGTCACTTGTGATTGGATTAGCGTGGAAATCCTCAAATGATCCTCACCGAACTTTGCCATTCCAAACTTCCGCTGCAAGACAAGCTCCAACTGATCGACTGCGTGTTCGAGGCTCATGCCCAAGCAGCAATTACCAATGAGAACATCAGCAATATCGCTTTCATGCAAGCCGCGTCCGGCAGCGGTGATTTTGTCGGCGGCGTGATCGCGGCGCTGGCGAGTTTGGGGAATAGGCATGGGCCTATCGCCGACGCCCGGCATTTCATATACGAGCGAGACGACGAAGAACAAAAGTATTTCTGCCAAACCGGGCAGAAGATTCCTGGCTGGGGAAACTCGTTCTTCAAAGGCACATGCGACCCGGCGTGGCTGGAAGTCGCCGAGTTGATCGAGTCAAAGTATCCACTTGACCATCAGGCATTGTCAATCATAACAGGCATGCTGGACAACAAAGTGCTTCCCAACGCTGCCGCATACTCCGCGGTGGCCGCCGAATTGCTCGGGATGCCCAGGGGTACTGAGCCGCTGCTGTTCATCATCCCGCGCCTGCCGGTGTGGGCTTTCAAGTTCGCGGGGTTGACATGAATCTTGTCGTCGTCACGGGTCAGTTTCGTACCGGCACTTCGGCCGTGAGCCAGATTCTTCATCGGCTCGGCGTGCCGATGGCGATGGCGGTCTGTCCGCCGGTGTATCCCGACAAGCGATGGGACTGGGAGTGCTTTGACGCGACGATGGCGTTGAACGAAATCTTCCCGTGGGACGACAAGGAAGTGTGCCGGGAGGCTCGCAATGACTTTGTGGAGTGGTTCCCAAAGTACCTTGAGCATCGAATGGTCATGGGCGCTGTGCTGGCGAAAATGTACGGCCACGAGCTTCACGCCATCGGTGTCAAGTGCCCGGTCTACGCACTGTTCATCCCGGAGATTTTGAAGGCGAGCCAAAAGGCCGGCATCGAGCAAATTGTCCTCATCAAGACAACGCGAGACGCCGAAGATCAGGCCCGGTCGATCGTCCACACTTACGGCCGAATGAACTGCATTGAGCATATCAAAGCCCGCAACCGCCTGATTGGCGACATGCCCGTTGACGCGACAACCGTGATATCGCTGGAAAAACTCAAGGAAAATCCATACGCTACGACGGTGAAACTTGCTAAGCTGGTGGGTGCCGACCTAACGGACTGGTCGAGGATCGAGGACGCGGCGGGCGTCATTGAGCAAGGAGGCTCAGAATGGGCGCGATCATTGCAGCGGCGGGAATAGGCGCGGCGGGCACACTCGGCGCCTCGTACCTGCAATCTTCATCGCAGGGCGACCCGATGAAGAATCAGCGGCGGTTTTACTATCAGCAGTTGTACGGCAGCCAGGGCAACAATGGCTTGCTCGCGGCCCTGATGCGGGACCGCGACCGATTCAAGAAGCATTACGACAGCAAGTGGATCAACGGCCAGATCGACCGCTATGGACGCGGCGAAATGGCACGCGAGGCGAACAACGCCGTCGCGTCGGGCTTGGGCAACACCACGGCTCGGAGCGTGGCCCAGCGTGGCGTCGGTCGCGACGTGATGGACATGAAGCACGCCGCGGTAATGAACCGCGATAACATGATCCAGTCCTTCAACGACCGGGCTTACAACTGGCAGCTTGCCGGAGCCCAGCCCGCATTCGCCAATCAGCAGCAAGCTCCGATCGACTACACCGGAGCGATGGGCCAGCTTTCGTCGGGCCTGGGCGCCGCCGCGGGCCAGTACGTCTACAACAACGGAGCCCCCGGCCCCAACAACTCACAAGCCTACCTGAATCAGTTGCTCCTCCAGCAGTTGCAGGGCAACACGGGCGGCTACGGCATCTTTGGCGGCAACCTGTACGGCGGTGGAAACCAGCACGGATTCGGATGATTCGCGATGCCCCAAGACTTCCTCAGTGGCTATTTGGGCGGATACGGCATGGCCGAAGAGCGAGACCGCGCGCGTATCCAGCAGCAAATGGCGATCATGCAGATGCTCGCCCAGCGGCAAGCTCAGGAGCGTCAATGGAATCGAACGCTCGACAATGACGCATACCAGCGTGAGCAAGACACCCTCACCCGCGCCGACCGGGACCGTCGTTTCGAGTTCGATCAGCGGCAGTTTGACCGAACCCAACAGAACAACGATCGACGGTTCGAGATGGATGAACGGCAGTTCGGACTCGACGTGCGGCGAGAGAACCGCATGCAGGACTCGGCCGACTTGCTCAACGAGCAACGACAGATCACGGCGGCCGATCTTGCCAAGGAATCAGCCCGTCAGACGCGGCTCCGTTCGTCGGTTGAGCAATCCATCAACGAGCTTGAGGCGGGCCGCATCAGCGAAAAGCAGTTCACCGAAAAAGTGCTGCGGTTGCAGCTTATCCACGGAAGCGACGTGGACAAGGCTATCGACGACATCAGGATGCAGAAGCAACTTGACTTGCAGCAAGAGAAGTTCGCCCAGCAGCAGCAATACCAAATCGACCCCAATCAGGTGCAAGCCGGCATGGTCCGCAAGGAAATGGCCGACTCCAACCTGGAGCGGGTCATCAAGATGGATCAGACTCGGCGGGAAATGCTCGGCAAGCGGTTTGAAATGAAGGTCCGGGCCATCCAGAGCAATCCCGCTTACGAGTTTGACCCCGACGCCATGCAACGCGCCTTGCAACAAGTTGAGGCTGAGTATGAGCAGGCGTTGGCCCAGCCCAACCCGCAACTGATGCAGGCCGAGCAAGCGGCACAGCAGGCGGCCCAAGGATTGATCGGCGTCTACCAGCCCCAGCAGCAAGGCGGCCCGATGGGTCCGCCGGCTCCGCAGCAAGGCCAGCCGCCTGCGGCGAGCCAGCCGTCCCCAATTGGGGACACGGCTCCGGCTCCTGTGAACGCCGATCAGTACATTCAGGCGACGGCGGCCGGCAATGGGCCGCAAGCTCAGCCACCGGCTCCGCAGGCCGCAAGCCCGGTCCATCTGCAAGCGGCCCAAGCCGTTGCTATGATGAATCCGCAGCTTGTGGCGGCGGCACAGGCTGGCGACCAATCCGCACGGCAGCGGTTGTTGCAAATGATCCGGGCGATGGCAGCCCAACAGACGCAAGGAGCGCGGCAGTAATGGCGAACACCGTAATCAGCATCTTGGCCTCGGTCAGCGTCAACGACGGCGACCATGAGCTTTGGCAGGGCGTATTGGCGGGCAACGCATCAACCGATCCGCTCGAACTGACGATGGGATCGGACAAGATCGACTGCGGTAAACAGACCGTTCTCGCCGACACGACCACGAAGGTCTTTGACAAAGACGATTCGCACCAAGTCACGACCATCGGGTTCGCGGCGTTCGTGTCCAGCCAAGACGGCATCCTGATCTTGGAAACGACCGACGAAGCCGACTCCAGCGATGTGAACCAGATTCCGATGCGGGCCGGCGTGCCGCTGTTCTTGGGGGCAGACGCCATTGCCACGCAAGGCAACGGCACGATGAAGCTGTACGGCGACTTCACGTACCCGAACATGGACGCGGGCACCTTGGAAGCCGTGACGGCGATCAAGTTCTACAACGCTCACCAAGCCGATTCGGCCACGCTCCAGCGAATCATCTGCAAATGACCTACACCGGCGGGACAATCTCTCCCGCCTTCGACCCGGCCGCCGACGCACTCGATCGACTGCTGGGCGGTGGCAGCATGGACCCGGCGGAACTGGCACTGGACTCCATAATCGCGCCCAAGCCCCGGCCCGAAATGCCGAGCATGCGGGCGGCCGATGGCCCGGTCGTCAATCAGCCGCAAGACTGGTACGCCAACGCTGGCCTGAAAAAGCCCCGGATGCAGGCCATCGCGGAGAACCTGGACCCAGCCGCCCTGGCTGGTGGCATTCTCAAGGGCGGGCTGGTCGAGCCCGGAGCCAAGATCGCGGAAGGTGCGGCGGCCCTGATCGAGCCGCTGGGGGCCACAGGGGCCGCTGGATCGCTCCGAAGGGGTGCGGCCGAGTCAAGGGCCTTTTACGGCAACCTGCCCACGGGACAGGCCGCAGAGCGTTCCAGCATCACGGGGACGGCCGGCGAGATTGTCGGCGGCATTGCCCCGACTGCGGTTGCGGTGCTGGGATCAGGTGGCACGGCCGCCGTTCCGGCGTTCTATGCCCTGCAAGCCGTGGGCGGCGGTGCTGAGGACTATCGAAACACCCTTGCCGCCAAGGGCATGAAGCCCGATGAGGTCAAGGCGCTCGAGTATGGCCTGGGCTATGGAGCCGTCGAGTTTCTTTCCGAGCGGCTGGGCCTTGGCGTCTTGGGCAAGATCGGCGAACGCGGTGCGGCAAGGGTCGGGCAATACATGCTATCAGGCGACCGCAAGGCAGCCGCGGCGGCCATTGGGCATTGGGTTGGCGCCGGGCAGGCTGAGGGTATCGAAGAAGCCCTGACGCAGTTTGCTCAGAACACGATGGCTCAAGGTTTCGACGAAAGCCGCACGCTGGGCCAAGGCGTGCCACAAGCATACGGCGCCGGCGTGGCTGGCGGAATGCTGGTCGGTGGGGCTGGAGCCATCGGTGCCGTCCGAAGCGCTCCGCCCCGTCCGACCGCCGACAATCCGACACAAACCCCGCGAGAGACGGGCACGCCGGCCGTCAATGTCTTTGAGGATCAGGCTCGATCATCGCTCTATCCCAAGCAAGGTCCGGAGCCGAGCCCTCTGACGGCAAAGCAGCAGTCGGACTCGAACCGGATGGAAGCTGAGGATTATGCCCGTCATGCCATGACGGCGGCGACCTATGGCAACTACCGGCAGGCATACCGCGACTTGGATCAAGAGCGGGTGCTGGGCATGTTCAAGAATGAGCTTGAACAGAACCTCATCGACCAATATGGCTTGAGCAAGACGAAGGCTCGCAAGATCATCCTGAAATACAAGAGCCAGATCGACGCGCTTCCAGCTTCGCAAGATTTGACATTCGATTCCGAAGGCCGCGGCGTGCCGAACGATGTTGCACGCGAGGCCGAAGCGATGGTCGAGAGCGACGAAGCTCTGCCTGAGTTCGGCCCCATTGACAGTTCTGTGGAATCTCCAGCCCCGAGCCCGGAAGCCGTTCCTCCGTTGATTGACCCACCGCCCTTCGAGGCCGATCCGTCATTGCCGGATGACTACCGCTACACAGGTCCGTCCGGGCAAAGGCTGGAGATTCGCGATCCGGCCCGGCCCGCCACCCCCGTCACAGGCCAGTCGCTTGCGGCTCCGTCACAGGCCGGGGTTGCGGCGCCGGTGTCGAAGCTCCAAGCTCGCGTTGCAGAGATTCGAGCGAATCGCGAAGAAAAGCCTCCCGCTGCGACATTGCAAGTCGGTGATTCAACGCAATCGGTTGGTCGTAAGAATCAAAATAGTCAGCTGGAATTGATATCACCCCAACAGCCTACCACCCGCCGCCTCACCCTGTCCAGCGTTGCCCGGTATCTCGACAACAAGGCGAAGGAAATGGGGGCCAGCCCCTATGAGAACTATCTGGCCCAAGAGGCGGCCAGCGGCGATGAAGACACGATCGGATTCCATCCCGACACCGTGAGCAATCTCGGCAAGTCGGGCAAGATGCGCGTCAAGGGCTTGGGCATCCGAACGACCGAAGATAACTCTTCGTCGGCGTATGCAGGCGACAAGGCCGACGACCTGCTGAATGACGCTTTGAAGGGCCGAGCCGGCCGACGGCGCGATTTCGTCTTGGCCGTCTTGGATCGTCCCGATCAACACGACCCGGAAACCGTGCTGAACGCCTTCCTGTATGACAAGTATCAGACCGCCAGCCCGGAAGATCGCAAGGCCAAGCGGCAGTTCATCGACGCCGACAAGCTGCCATTGGGCACGACGATCTCCATGTTCGGAGAGGACTTCGACGTTGCACTGGGCAAGGATGGCAAGAAAGTCCTGGCCGATGGCGTGATTATCCCGACTGACGGCTTGCCGCCCGTGCCGATGGATGAAGGCTCGCGGCGACAGGCTGCACCGGATAAAATGGTTGAAGGAGAGCTTGAGGACATCGACGATTACGGCCTGCCGGTCATGGGGGAGAAGCGGAAGTTCAAAGATGGATTCCAACTCAACGATGACAGTCCAACAGTACCTCAGTCGCAAAGCGGAGAAGCGGCGGGAGGGTCGCAAGGTGGCGAAGTACAAGTCGATGATCTTTCAGACGATGAGAATGATTCAGGCGAGAGAGTCGCCGGGGCAAGTGATGGAGGGAGTGATTCGGCGTCGAAGCTGTCCCCAATTGGGGACACGTCGGCGGTAAAGCCCGACCTGTTCGGCAATCCGACCGTAGACGCGGCCACCGGCGAGCAAAACGCTCTGCCGTTCACCGGGGAATCGAATCTCTCCAAAGAGACGAAAGCGTTGGCACGCAAGGATGTCGAGGGTCAACTTCGGACACGCGGCCTGTACCCTGGAGCCCGCGGCGGATTCGTGGACATCAGTGCTATCACCGATGTCGTCAAGGCGGCCGGGAAGCAAGCGTACATCGCGGCCAATGCCTTCACCGGCGAAATGGCCGAGCGAATCCGCGACACGCGGGCGGGCAAACTGGTCGCCAGCTTTCTCGATGACGCCAGCAGCAAGACGGCAACACTGGTCGGCAAGTTCGCCAATCAGGCCCACGACGCCTACAAGGGGTTGAAGGCCGACGATCGGGCATGGCTGGACAAGGTGGAACGCGGCACGACCTACTCGAATCAGCAGCGGTTGCTCGAAGATACTCCGGCCGGCCGGTTGACGGCCCCGAACCCGCGCATCCAGAAATGGCTTGACACCTACCAACTGATGATGGACGTGACGGGCGATGAGGCGATCGCCAAGGGCGTCAAGCGAAGCGACGGCACGCCGTTCGCCAAGGCCAAGGGCGGCCGGATGCTCCGCGAACTGACGCCGGACGCCTGGGATGCGATGCACATTCAAAGCGGCCCGCTGTATGACGCCATTGTGACGATGGTTGCCAACGAGAACGGCACGACTCCGCAGCAGGCAAAGGCCACGCTGAAAGAAATGTTCGATCCGTCGTCAGTGCGGGAAGTCGGCGCGATCGAGGATTACCGCAAGATCAAGAATTTCGCCAGCCACGTCACGGTCGGCAAGACGCAGATGCCGATTCTGGAGAGCGATCCGTACCTGTCGATCATGTCGGCCGGCCGCCGCATGGCCCAGCGGATTTACTTCATCGAAAAGTTCGGTCAAGTCACGAAGGATCAGCCCGACACGCTGCTGGACGAACTGCGAGCCCGCCACGGCCGAGCCAAGGGATCGCAAGCCGCTTTCGATGACGTGATTCGTGTATGGAACGGGCGGCCGTATGGCCGGCTCGGCGGCGAACCGCGATCATGGTGGAAGCGTACCGGCCGTGTCATTGACGGCCTGATCGGCAGCCAACAGACATCGGCGGCCGTGATCCCCAACATTCCGCAAGTCGCCGTGCAAGGCCCGCGGTACACCGGATTCGTCAATCTCGCCAAGGGGTTGATGGAAACGATCTCGCATCCTCGGGCCTCAGCCCAAACGCTCGCGGAAATGGGGGCCGTCAACCGATCCGTCATGGAATGGACGATTCGATCGGGCCATGTTCCAGAGGACATCGCCCGGATCGCTCGCGACGTGGCCGCCCGTGGCGTGGGATCGCATTGGGTGAACCAGTTCAACAATCTCGCCATCGGCAACGCGGGTCGTGCGATGGTCGATCAGTGGCGTAAGTTCGGCCTGCCGATGAAGTCGGTACAGATCGCCAAAGAGCTTCGCCTGACGAGTTCGGAGATTGTCGACGCTCGCAAGGGCGTGATATCTCAGGCGACGGCGAACAAGATCGTTCAGAATCTCGTCAAGGTGACTCAGTACACGGCCGAGGACCCGCATCGACGCGCCTTGATCCAGAATGTGCCGGTCCTCAACTTCATCTTCGCGTACAACAGCTATTTCGTGGGCACCACCAAGTCAGCGGCCCGCGCCGTCAACGAGGCCCGAGCCGCGATCGAGAGCAAAGACCCAAGGCGAATGGCCGATGCGGCCGAGGGTCTGGCGAAGCTGTTGGTTGGCATGATGGGCGCCGGAGCGGCGGCGATGATACTCCGTCGTCTGTTCAAGGGCGAGGAAATCAAAAAGCGAGACGAAGCCTACTGGGAAATGGCAGTGTCGGCCCTGTGGGAAGCTGGCGTCATGGGATCGGCCCAGAGGTTCGTTGACGCCTTCCACTGGAGCAACGGATCGAGCGCCGAAAAGCTGGCTGTGGCGATGATGCCCAAGGTGTCGTATATCGCGGACCTGTTCGATGCCTTGACCGGACCCGTCACAGGCAAGGGCCGATACGGCAAGTTCAACCTGGTCGACTCCGTGACGGACATGCAGAAGCGGAACACGCCGGCCGTCAAGGGATTGATCGACAACGCCGACCGTGCGAAGTCTGATCGGCTGCGGGGCTACCAGCAGACCCGAGCCCGCGTCGGCAAGTGGATCAAGGATCAGGGGAAAGACAACCAAAGCGGCACGGACTTCCAGATCAATCCGCTGCATGACGGTGTGGCGAAGGCCATCAGTCGCGAGCAGCCCGATGAGGCCGCCAAGCTGATCCTGGCGGCGATCGGCGACGATCCGGCCGAACTGGCGAAGGTCATCAAGGGCTTGAAGTCGTCCATGCAGGACAAGGCTCCCTTGGGCAAGCTGGAAAAGGCCGATATTCCGGCATATCTCAAGGGACTTGCACCGGATGAGAAAAGCAGGGTATTATCCCTGCACAGGGAATGGCTGGCGGATTATGCAAGGGCCATCGGATCGGCCCTTCGCCAGCGGAACGAAAAGCGGCAGCCCGCCGCGTGACCTTCATGGATGGAGGTTTGCATGTGGATGTTTTTGGCCGAAGCTGCAAGTTCGTCAGACTTGCCCGGCTGGGTTGCCCCGGTTGGCGGCGCCGGCTCTGTCGGCATGTCCCTCGGGCTGCTCTGGTACGTCTTGGGAAAGATGTGGCCGGAAACCCGCAAGTCGTTCACTGACGCCCTGGCCCAACAGGAAGCAAAGCACAACGAAGCGCTTGCCCAGCAACGCGCCGATCTTCTGCGGCACTTGGACAAGTTTCACACCCCCCACCAAGGAGATTCTGTATGAACCGCTCGCTATCAGCGTCGCGACCGTTTTCCATCCTGTCACTGTGCTTCATCGTGATTCTGTGCCTGATGACTCTCGCCGCGTTCTCCGGCTGCGGGGCCACCCCGTCGAAGAAATGGGCTCAGGCCGCCGTGACGCTTGACACGTCACAAAAGATGGTCCTTCACCAGCACAAAGTCGGCAACATTGACGACAAGACGCTGGTGCAACTTGACCTGTTCGCTCAGTCGGCGCGTTCGGCGCTGGCGGAAGCTGAAAAGCAGTTGCCGGATGGCGGCAAGTCGTTCGAGAGCTACATGCAGATCGTCCTTGCCGCCCTGAACAAAATCGCCGAGCAATCGGCACAGCCACCCTCATTGAAGGAGTCCAAACTTGAACCCGAAATTCCAATCCCTGATGGCCCTGATCGTCCCGCTTACGCAGGGAATCAATTGGGCGATCGGCCAAGCACAAATCTTGGCCGACAAGAACGAAATCACGCCCGAAGAACTGCAAAGCGTGAAAGCCAGCCTTGGCGTCAGCAATGCCGCCTGGGACGCGGAAGTGGCGCTTGCCAAACAACGGCTGGTTGCTTCCGGCGGGGGCTGAGAATCTGACCGAGCCCTTACGAGGGATGTCCTGCCACCCGCCGCCGTCCACCAACGACGGCGGGACTTTTGAAACTCGGAGTGTCCAATGAGCGGATCAGCCATCGACCCTGGAATTGTGCTTCGTCGCGGCAAGAACGGCGGCGTGACCCGCTATGTTCCCAGCGTGGACTCCAACGCCGCGCGTGGCTTGGCGTTCGCATTGGCCCATGCCGATCTGGTAGCCGACGACGTGTTGGAAATGGGTCCGGGCGACTTTGAGATTGCCGCCGACGTGGTTGGCGTGGCGAACACGACGATCATTGGATCAGGCCCGGAAACCCGCTGGGTCGTGACGGCTCCCGAATCGGGCATCCGCTACCACCCGCGGGCAAACCAGACCTTCCAGAACTTCGCATCGACGGCAACGGGATCGACGTTCTATTACCATCCGACCACCGACCCAAACACTGTCGATAATGTCACCTTCATCGACCTGTTCTTGACGTGCGGCGAGGACTCGCTTTACATCGACGGCCCGGTGAACGGAACCGTCGTGCGAACGTGGCGGGCCTACAACTGCCGGTTCAAGTCGTCGTCGGGCACGCCGAACAACGATACGATCGTCATTTACGGCAACTATTTCACCATGAAGTTCTTCGGGTGCGAGTGGGAGAACTACGCACCCGGCAACCCGGCGCTCAACTCAAGTTGCTTGGAAGTCGGCGACGGCGACACAACCTCGAACACCCTGGCCGAATGCTATGGATGCACATTCCTTACTCAGCCTTCTGCCCAGCCAGACATTGACGCATCTGGCATCACTACTGGCGGGGACTCCATCTGCCGCCTGTTCAATTGCAACGTGCGCACCGTTACAGGCGGATTCACTTCCGTCCGGTCGCTCCGGGCCAACGACACTTCGACGATCGAGGTTTACGGCGGCTATTACGATCCGTCGTTGGCGAGCGTCGAGGCTGGTGGGGCCAAGATCGTTTCATACGAAGCGCGGACGTATGAAACGGCCGCTGCTGCCGGAAACGCACAGGCCAACGCGACAGACGTGAATGCTTCGTTCGTGTTGGCAACGGCCGCTGATGCCACCAAGGGCATCCAGCTTCGTGCCATCCCGATCGGAGATTCGATCACGGTCAAGAACAACGCCGCCGCCGTTTTGAAGGTTTACGGTCAAACTGGGGTCGCCATCAATGGCCTTGCGGCCAACGCAGCGATCGAAATGGCCGCGAACACGATCGCAACATTCTTCGCATCGTCGGCCACCCAGCTTTGGACGCTCCCGCTTCTGCCCTCGTAAGGAAAATCGCCCGTGAGCTTTTGGCCACTGCTATCCAGCAACAGCGGCGAGGAATTGCCGACCGAAAGTTCCGGCGTCAACAGTGCCGGGGCTGGCGCCAACAATACCGGCGTCGGAACGGTTGCGTGGAGCAATCCGGGCAATATCGTCAGTTCCAACAACTCGCGGGCCACGGCGGCCTCCACAGCCGCGAGTGCGTCCACAAACTATCTGGTGGCGTCGAGCTTCGGGTTTGACACGACGGATATTCCCGATGACACCGACAACTTCGTGGTCGTGTTCTACGTCGAAATGAGCGAAGTGCTGAGCGACGTAGTGGCTGGAACCTATGCCACCGAAGCGATCGCTCGCTTGGTCAAGAATGGCGTGGTCCAGACCTCCAACCGAGCGCAGGTTCGCAAGCTGCCGTCCACGGAAACGGTGTATGAGATTGTGTTCTTCGGCTCTGACTTGGACGGGTGGGAAGCCTCGGATTTCCGATCGTCCAGCTTCGGCCTTGCGTTTGCCTGCGACATTTTCAGCGACGGATCGACAGTCACCGCCCGCGTCGATCATGTTCAGGCCGAAGTGCAATACTCAATGGCCGAAGAGGGCGCAACGGTTCTGACGTATGAAATCGGCCTGCAAGACACCCTGATCGACGCCAACGATCCCGACACTGATTATTCGGCGGCCAATCCGCTCCAGTTCATCAGCATCCTGTTTCAGCGTGGCATCTATCTGGCCGACATTTCCAGTCTGCCGGACAGTGGGACCATCACTGACTCTTGGATTCGCTTCCAGCCGCCCCCGGGTCCGCAGATCGGCATTTACAGCGACTTGCCCTTGGAGATTGCCCGAGCCCTGATCCCGTCGTCAGTGACTCAGCAAGCGACTTGGAACACGCGAGACGGAACCGTGCCGTGGTTGACGCCGGGCGGCGGTTCCAATGACTTCGACATTCCCGGCCAAGCGGTCGGACTCTTTGACGTGGACGAATCGGTGGACCCGATCCTTGGCGCCTATCGAACCGTCAACCTCAAGAATCTCATTATTGCTGCACGGGCGGCCGGCCAAACGACCATCCGGTTTCGCATCAAGTGGCAGAATGAAGTTGACTCGACCGGCAAATACAAGCACGCCTCGGCCGAAGCCGCCGCCGATCTGAGGCCAGTCTTGGTCGTCGAGTTTTCCGGCACCCCGCCGGGCAGCTTCACCTACATTTCGCCGACCAACGGCACGGGCAGCCAAAACCAGTGTGGCGTGACTCTCCAGTGGAATGAATCCAGCGGAGCCGACAGCTACAACGTCTATTTCGGCACGTCGCCCAATCCTCCATTGGTCGCCACCGGAATCACGGTTACGGCATGGATGACGCCGCCCCTGGTGTCGGGCACGAATTACTATTGGAAGATCGTCGCTGTCAACGAAGACGGAGAAACGGAAGGTCCGATTTGGGGCTTCTCCACCCGTGCAGCCATGACTGCGGCATCGAGCCCGAATCCGGCCAATGCGGCCACCGGAGTTTCGGTCAATCCCACGTACAGCTTCCTCGACTCCAACGCCTTCACGCCGCAGTTCGATTTCTTCATCTGGAAAGTCGGTGACGCGCAGCCGGCCAATCCCGTCCTGTCCAATGTGACTTCCGGCTTTACGGCCTTCACCCTCCAGTTCAACAGCCAATACCGATGGTTCATCCGTTCATACGACGGCTGCACCTTCGTCAACAGCACGACATGGACGTTCACGACGGCTGCCGCGGGCGGAAGCGTTCCGGGCGCCCCGACTGACCCCAGCCCTGGCGCCGAAGCCGACTGCGAAGTTGATGTCGCCCAAAACACGGCTGAATTGGAATGGACGAACGGCGCCAACACCGATGAAGTCATGGTGTTCTTCTCCACGGACCCGGCGTTGCTGGGCCAAGGCGTGCCGACCTATGGGCCTGGGGCGGTCATCGACAGCCTTGCCATGCCCGTCACGTTGGTTTACGGGCAGACGTACTACTGGCAGGTCTACAACATCAACGCATTCGGGGCAACGGCCGGCCCGATCTGGTGCTTTACCGTCGAGGACGATCCCAACCCGCCCCCTGGCGGCGATCCGCCGAATCCCCCGTTCCGCCGGTACTATCGCCAATACCGCCTCCAACCCCGCCAGCGGACATGATCCGGCTGCCCTTGGACCCCCCGGCGATCGACCTGGAGCGGCATAAGCTGCTGTGCCCCTTGGACGGCGGCGATGTCCAGCGGGTGATAGCAGCCCGCTGGAAGGTGGTCGTCCCGCCCAAAACCCTCCGCAGGTGGGTGAAATGCGGCCTTTACATCGGCCGTTTTTGGGAATTCGGGCAAAAAACCCGCCCCATCAGGATGAAAATGCCGGTTCGGCTGTTTCGCCGGCTGATGGTCACCAGCCGGGAGGCTCTGGAACTGTGGATGATCCAGGCCGAACGCGCCCAGAAGCTCTGCAAGGCTTCCCGCCCAGTGGCCCGCATTGACCCCAGGAAGGCTTCTTGGCTCGAAAGGCACCTTCCGGACCTGATTGGGCTGGTGGATGATCCCAGGGCCGCTGTGGAGGCTCAGCGGAAGCTACTCTTGGAGCGGTTCCTTCCGAACGGCGTCATGGATCGAGGGAGCCGGGGCAGGTCGGCCAAGCCCAAGATCGGCCCGAATCTCCGCGATCTCGCCACGAAGCTCGGCGACCGCGGCGGCCAGCGGCTCGGCCGGCTGGACTTCACCCCCGAGACTGACCCCAAGATGATGAGCCGGGCATACCGCCGCCGACTTGAGCAGATGGCGGGCGAAGGCAACGGCGTCGGCATAGGTTCCCGAGAACCGACCGCCGCCAAGCATACATCGACCGCTGATGACCATTGCCAAGGCGTCAACGTCGATCCGCAGAGCAGTTCCGATGTCGGAAGTTGACATCATCAAGGTTTCAGTGGCGGCGTCAAACTGAGCTTTCATCGTGTGATCCTTCCAAGGCCGTCATGGATTCGCTCGATGACGGCCGCTTGTTTTTCAGTGAAACGTGACGGTGGATTGTCGATCATGCCCGCGATGAAGTTGATTTCCCACGGCGTCAGTGAGACATCATCGCTCTCGTCTATGGCCCGGATCATATCCAGCAGTTCAAAGCGAGTGCGGGTCATCCTGATCCTTTCGCGGCTGCGGACAATCCCATGCCGCACGGCGCGCATTTGATGATGTCTTTCGACCGATCAAGCTCACGGCCGCACTCGGCATCAAAACCACCCTTCAAAGTTCTCGGCCGGCTTGGGCTCGACCTTCTTGTGAACGTCCCACAGTGGCGACAGCCGTGAAACCAAGTGCGTGCCACCGTGTCGAAAAAGAATCTTCATCATTGGGTTCACGGACTGAACGCCGTTGGCGGTATGCTTGGAATCCCAAACCTCAATCACTTCCGCCGTGATTTTGTAGTCTGATATCACGATGTCGCCAACGGCCACGTCGAGCGGGACAGTGCGGGGCTTTTCATCTTCGTGGGGCATTGCGGCGTTCTTTCAGGTGTGGATGGATCAGTTCGTGGTGACGATTGCACACGGGCGCGATGTTGAGCTTGTGGTTCGGGCCGCCGTTGCACAGCGGGATGATGTGATGCGGAACTTGAGCCGCTGTGCCACAACACACGCACTTGCGCCCCTTGACGCCAAAATGCCCAGCAGCCTTGAGCCGGCTGAAGTGGTTGCGGGCACAGCGTTTCTTACCGGGCAAGGCAGCGATCCGTTGAAGCTCGCCAAGAATCAAAAGTCTGAACCCCGATCCGGCAATGGCCCAAAACCGCATCAGTATCGCCTCATGCTCAAGCGAAAGCGGCGACTCCGTGGGCTTCTTCTTGCCCACGGAGCGCAGTCGCGTCCGCTTGAGCCTTGACGTACCACGTTTGAGCGGGGTCTGTCTCATTTGGCAAGCCGCAACTCATCGTGGGCCTCGACCTCAACGACGCCAATCACGTACATCGACTGGACGGCGAACATCTTGATGTCGTCCGGCTTGGGCACGGCGCTGAGAATCTTGTCCATTTCGACAATGAAGCCATTGTTCTTTGGCATGACGGCAACGATGTCGCCTTCCTTCCACTCCAGCGGAACGCGGGTTCCATTGGTGGTGATCTTACCGGGTCCAACGGACATGACGCGGCAGTACACTGGTGCAAGTTGGGCCTGAACCGAACTGGGCGGCGGCAGAAAGATGCCCGCGGCGGTTCTCTCGTGTTCGTCAACCCGCTGAACGACGGTCCAATCTTCTTTCGGTATTAGCCTCATGGCTTCCTTTCACAGTGTCCCCAATTGGGGACGATTATGCGTTTGAGTCGATCGAAACCCGACTGCCCGATGGCAGGCCATTGGTTCGCATGGCCTCTTGGGCAAACGATGCCTCATCGCGGTTCAGTCGTTCGTCAAGAGCATCCTCGGTTTCGGGCCGCAAGTGGAGGCACCGGACAAGTCTTTCGTAGAACTGCCTCCATAGTCCGGCAACGTGCTGATTTGGATGCTTGTAGCCGATGATCTCGACAGCATGAATCATGTGCATCACAAAATGATGCGGCAAGTGATCCATGTCCTTGCGAACCATGTCCATGCGACGAAGCAATTCCTCATCGCTCACCCGCTCCATGAACGTCGCGGCCTTGGCGTTGTCGCCGCAATGCGCCTCAAGTATCGCATCGCGCAGGCATCTGGTGAGTATCTTGGTCGGCGAGTTTCTTGGCTCGTCGTCGCAGCCGCGAACCGCCGACACAAGGACGCCTTGGTGTCTCAAGCCGAGGCGCATGACCCAATCTTGCAAAATAGACTTCATACAACTCCTTTCAGGGTATTTCCATCACAACATCAACAAAGTGTTCCAAGCCGTGCCGAATCTGGTGATAGCTCCACTTGATATCACCATCGTCCATGCCAAGCTCCTTGGCGATGGCATCTTGGACGTGCTTGAAACAGCCGGCAAGGTTGTCGTCGTCCATTAGCTTTCCGGCGTGCTTGCCGCTGGCCGGAACGACGCGAGTAAGCCCGATACGGGTGGGCCGCAAGCCGTCGATGTTCTCTTGCCGCAGATAGGCCGCAGCGATTTCCTGCTGGCCCTTCTTCCGCCTATGTTTGGCCCAGTGGCTTTCCCGTTGATTGGCCTCGCTCACAAGCTGGAGTGGAATGTGGATGATCTTCATAAAGCCTACCGTAATCTTTCGGCGACGGTAGGCCGTTTAGAGAAAGACGCCTGATTATGACACGACTTGCGTGGCCATCGTGTGAGTGACGTTCTGTGCTTGTGAATCGGTTTCCAGCCAGTTGTCGGAACTGGCGATGACATCATGGAACCGCAGGCCATCAACGCCGGGCTGGACCTTGACCTTGCTGCCGGGCATCAGATGGAAGTGCGGTTTGTAGATGTCGCCGGAGAACTGACGGTGTTCGGACGGGTTGCCTCCGGCCGTGCCGCCGAAGCTCACGGTGTCGCCGAAGAAATGGCAGTTGTGAAGCACATTGCCCTCAGAGCCCGTCATGCGACTGGTGTAGTCCTTGCCATCGGCGCCATAGAAATAGGCCGACGATGTGGGGTCCATGATCCACTGGGTATCGTCGGTGCGGCAGGAATACTGTCCGGCTCGGTGCTTGCTGGTGTCATTGCGAAGCGACATCTTGAGGGTAGCGCCGGGCTTGAAGGTGATTTGTTTGCCCTCAGCCCACAGACCGTAACCGCCTTGGTCGCCCTGTTGGCCGATCGGGGAATCGGTGGGATCGTCGGCGTTGAAGGTTTGGCAGCGGATCGCCGTCACCTTGCCGCCAATGTCCAGGCCCGTTTGGGTCCGCATGTCGATCGCCATGAACGCGCCGACGATCAGCACGTTTTCCAGTTCGCACTGACCCTTGATGCGAATTCCCTTGCGAATCTTGTTGTCAGCGCAGTAGACGATGGCGTTATTCAAATCTTCGTCGTGCAAGTCCACGACCGGATCCATGCTCGCGCCGCCGCTCTGGTGGATCGGAGCATTCCACAGATTGATGAGCAACAGAAGATCGTCGATGCCGCACGTTCCCTTGGGGTTGATGCCGGACTTCCAATCTTCGATGATCGCTTGGAGAATGTCGATTCGGACATCTGAGGGGCCGGTGATCGGCTGATATCGCGCCCCTCCGGGGTATTCGATCTTGAGCGTGTCGTTCTCGATGACCTCCATCTTGATCGGCGGCTCGATCTTGGTTTCGTCCACTTCCGGCTCCACCTTCTCAGGCTCCGGCGTCACAAAGAACCTACCGCCGTGGCCGTGTCCGACCGGCAGATACCGACCGTTGAATGCCAAGTGCATTTCTGACATTTTACTGGCGAACATTTGGCAGTAAATAGATGAAATCGAGCGAGAGCCGAACTTGTTCAGGAATGGAATTTCCCGCAGCATGACTGCCTTGCATCGCCGCTGGTGTTCGTAGTTGGGATTGCCTTCCTCGAACACCGGGTACGATCCGATCCGCATGAAGTTGTAGCCGTCGTCGCCCCAGTAGATGCCGCCATGCGCCCCAGCCGCATCGGCCGCCGCGACATGCGAGATAAACTCCAGCGATCCGATTGTCACCAAGTCCCACGGCTCGTTGCTGGCACGGAATCGCGGCGTGTAGAACGGAAACACCGTCTGACAATGCCGCAGCGACTCCTTGACGATCTGACGAGCGTACCGCTGGTTGAGGAACGCCGATCCGTGCTGCGACTCGGCCGGCAAGTCCATATACAGCGACGGGCAAAGCATGCTGGATTCTTTCAGAACCGCCGCGTACTGGGCGATCTTCTTTCGCCATTCGTAAGTCACACCTTCGCTGGTGGAAGCCCAAGGCAGGCCGTAGAAGCCCCACTGACAGAATGCCCGCATCTGTTTGGCGATCTTGAGCAGCTTCACGTAGACAGCAATCGTCGCCTCTCGCTCCTCGCGATTGGTCGAAACGAGTTTGGGCGAGTACGGTTCCTCCAAGTCGATGCACACCGGGCCGCGGTAGTCGATCGGCACCTGATCATTGACGGCCTGTTTGAACTTGTCGAATATCACCACATTCGACTCGTCCATGAATGACCCTTGATAGATCATAATGATCGGCTTCGCGCCGATGTAGTCCAGCGTGGACATCAGCTTGCGATCTTCGGTGTCGGGGATGGACCCGAACGATTCGTCCGGTCGCTGGTATTTCTCGGGCACGTAATAGATGGGTTTCATGCTTCCGGGCTCCTTGGGGTAAAACGCCCGTCTCTCCGGGCTGTCACGCCATGACGTTGACGTTCACGCACGACTCTGGACCCTCGTTCATCGGCATTTATCCAACCTGCTAGCTCCGGGTTGCCGAGATTAGTCGTGTGTCCGAGGACTTGCGCCCTTGCGGGCAAAAGCGGCGGCCACGGGAACAACCCGTGCGTTTGATAGCCGCCGCGAAAACGTGTCATTCGTTTCTGGCGATTGCCGCGTTGAACCAAAACACGGCTTGCTCCAAGAGCGTAATTCCCACGGATAGCTCGCGACTTGGCGGGCACTGCTCGTTGACCATCTTGGCAAAGGCGCCGGCAGTGTCTCGAATGTGCGTGTACCGCTCAGCCTGACCCGGCTTTGGGGCGTGGTACACGAAGTTCTTGGTACGTTCTTGCTCTTGCTTCTTGGACTCGACATATGTTGGAACGATCACGGTTTGGCTCCTTGTTTGATGAATGCATCGATCGCCTGATCCACGATGGCGTACAGCGGAAGCTGAGTTTTGGCGTGTATCGCCTTGATCTTCTTGTGCGTGGCAGGCTTCACCGGCAGCGACTTGAACTTCTCGGCTTCCTTGGACATGCCGAGAGAGTATCCGATGGTCGGCGAATGTGCAAACGATTTTTTATAAAAAGTTGTGATTTCTTGTTGCACGCCTCCAGACTGACGATATAGTGCTTGCAGCCAGTCCCCAATTGGGGACGCATCAGGAGTAAGAACCGATGGGTTACATCAGGCATCACGCCATTGTCGTCACGGTAATCTGTAAGGCAGATGCGAAGCGGGTTCACGCAGAAGCCAAGGCGATCGTTCCATCCGCGAGCGATCTATCGCCGGCGATGATAAACGGGTATTGCTCTTTCTTCATTCCTCCAGATGGAAGCAAAGAGGGCTGGGACGAATCCAGTCAAGGCGACGATCGCCGTCATCGTCTCAAAGAGCGGCTTCGGCAGTTGCACAAAGACGGCCATTACAACGATTGGGTCGAAGTGTTCTTTGGCGAAGATAACAGTCTTGCGGCGATTGTCGATCACTCGCGAGCGGAGTCAAAGTCATGCCGATGACACCCGAGCATCTGGAGCGGCGGAAAAAGTACCTTACGGCTTCGGATTTGAGTGCGATCTTCAATGAAAACCAGTTCAAGACGGCTGGCGACGTGTGGGTGGAAAAGACCATGCCCACGGAGCCGGATGAGGCCGGCGAGGCGGCCGAGTTTGGCAATCATGTCGAGGATGGGCTGGTCAAGTTCGCCTCGGCCAAGCTGGGCAAGCCGATCAAGCGCAATCAATGGCGTGTCGCCGAGAATGGCGTCATGGCGGCCACCCTGGACGCGATGACCACTGATGACGAAGATGGCATCGAGGCCAAGTCGGCCGGCGTCTACAACCCCTTCGCCGATCTGGAGGCGTGGGGTGACAACAACAGCGACATGGTTCCCATGCGAGTCCTCATCCAGTGCGTCGGGCAGATGATCGCCTGTCCATCGCTCAAGCGTGTGTGCGTGCCTGCCCTGCTGACTGGCCGCCGTGGGCCTCAGTGGTATGTCATTCCCCGCGACCAAGCCCTGTGTGATGCGATCGAGAAACGGGCTCTCGCATGGTGGCAGAAGCATGTCGTGGGCGGTGTGGTGCCGGATCAGGAAAAGCAAGGACCGACGGTGGACACCTTGCGACGTGTCATCGTGACGCCGCTGGCCGAGTGCCAGTTGCCCGATGACCTAGTGCGAAAATGGCGAGACGCAAAGGAGGCGGCAAAAAAGGCCGAGGAGCTTGCCGACCTGTTCACCGCCGAAGTCATGGTGCAGATGGGCGAGGCCGAGCTTGGCCTGTGCAATCTCGGCAAGGTCAAGCGAATGCTCATCAACCGGGCCGGTTACGTCGTGGAGCCCACTTCGTACCGGCAACTGCGGTTCACGAAGGCGAAGGAAGCAAAACCACCAAAGGAGTAAGGCAATGGCGGATTCAACTGCAATCGTTCAAAAGGCACAGGTGTCGATCGTTCATGGGTGTTTGCAGCCCACGGACTTCGAGGGTCTGTATCGCATGTGTCAAGTGGTCTGCACGTCGCAGATACGGCCCTATGGCTGCGATACGCCGGAAAAGGTTCTGGTGGCGGCGGCGGCCGGCATGGAGGCGGGCCTGAGCTTCATGCAGTCGCTCCAGAACGTGATGGTCGTCAACAACCGTGCGACTATTTGGGGCGATGCCGTGTTGGGGCTGTGTCATGCCAGCCGCGAGTTGGAGGAAATTGAGGAAGTGCTAGAGGGCGAAGGCGATGCGATGGAAGCCGTCTGTACTGTGACTCGCAAGGGCAAGAAAACGCCGGTGGTTCGCAAGTTCTCGGTGGCCGACGCCAAGACAGCCGGGCTTTGGATGAAGCGCGGCTACAACAACACTCCGACACCGTGGGTCACGAATCCAACGCGGATGCTCCAGATGCGAGCCCGGTCATTCGCGCTTCGCGATGCCTTCCCCGACGTTCTCCGTGGTCTGCAAGTCCGCGAGGAAGTCGAGGATTACGGCGTCCAAATCGAACAGCTTGGAGAAGATGGACAGCCGATCATCGCGGCGGGCACGCCGGTCGATCACAAGCCGGTCAGTCGCACGGACGAGGCCCGAAAGAAGTTCGCTCCAGAATCGGCGGCCGGGGCCGAGCCGGACAAGACAACTGTGTTGACCACGGGCGAACAGGTTGACACGGAAACCGGCGAAGTGGTTGATACCAAGCCTAAGGGCGGCAAAAAGACCACAACCAAGAAAGATGAGCCCGCTCCTGCGGCCGACAAGAAGGATGAAGCTCCGAAGGCCGCCGCCAGCAACAAGCCGCAGTTCTCCGACGCGGCCGTTGCTCGCTTGGAAGTCCTCAAGGCCACCTTCACGAAGCACATGAAGGCCGTTGATCCCAAGGATCGTTCATGGGCCTTGAACGAAGTGACGAAGATGATCGGCTGCAAGCCGATGGATATTGAGGACGAAGGCAAGTTCACTCGGATCAAGGATGCGTGCGACAAGTGGTTCGAGTTGCAGGCATTGGCGACTGACGACACCACCAATGCCCACTCCAGCTTCGATCGCGTGTTCGCAATGATGAAGGCGCTGGAGATCGCGCCGTCCGACTTCGCCGATCTGACCAAGTTCCAAGCCTTGCGATCGGCCATCCGCAAGACGAAGGCATGGGATGACGTGTTGAGTCCGCCGGATCAGGGCGAGCCGCGGTTCTGATTCTTACTCCCGCTGGCCGCCTTCGTCGGCGGTCGGCGGTTTCCCACCAAAATCGGCACGGGCGTCCGTGCCAGCCTGTCGGGTCCGGTCCTCAATCAGCGGACCCGACAGGCCATTCCCGAAAGGCAGACGATCATGCGCCTCACGTCCCTCAAGCTGTTCGATATTCACAAAGAAGCCGCTGCCGACATGGCCGAACACGGCGCCAAGCTCTCGCCCCGCCAGTTGCAGGCATACCGAATCTTCGCCGAGCGGGCCGCCACTTTGGGCAGCGTCCTGGCCCTGATCGAGTCTCGTAATGGTCGCCAGCATTCGGTCGAAAAGCCAAAGGACGACAACCCTGACCAGTTGCCTTTGCCGCTGGAGCCCGCCGTAGCGAAGCCAACGCCGCCATTCAAGCCGACGAACATGCCAGTTGAGGAAAAGATGTCCGATGAGGCTGGCGACGTGGCTTTTTTTGATTAGACTTCAACCATGACTACCACAACCGAAATCGTATTGAGCAAGTCCGAGCAGAACAAAAAAGAGAAGCTGATGGCGATTGTCCACGCCAACAATCTCAGCTTCGTTGAAGCGGGAAAGGCGCTGGTGGAGCTTCAAAAGTCCAAGCTGTACCGGGATGAGTTCGACAGCTTCGACGAGTTCTGCAAGTACCACTTTGGATGGGGACGATCGCAGGCGTACCGCCTGATCGACGCGTCAAAGGTGGCCGAAGAAGTGTCCCCAATTGGGGACGTTGGCATTGCCAACGAGGCGCAGGCCCGTGTCATCCAGACAGTGCCCAAGCCCAAGCGGCGGCAAGTGCTTCGCGAGGCCGTCAAGATGGCGACGGACCCCGACACTGGCAACGTGTTGCTGACGGCGGCGGTGCTGTCAGAGGCGGCCAACAAGGTATTGGCTGATGAGCCTGATCCCGACAAGCCCGAGCCCGTCATCCTCGACGGCGAAAAGAACCCGGTGAAGGCGGATGGCATGGGCAAGATTTTCGCCACCCGGCCGCAATACCTATCGTTCTCGCGCCAAGTCGGCGGCCTGCGTGATGAGGTTGCCGAGTTCTTTGCGAAGAACAAGCGGGCGGCGGCGTATATCAACGTCCAGAACGTCGCCAGCTTGTTCCATCAGATCATCCATGAAATGAAGTTCGGCATGCCTCACGTCGTCTGCAAAGCCTGCAAGGGCGAGGGATGCAAGGAGTGTCGCAACACGGGCTATCTGCCCAAGAAGATCGCAGAACTACAGCCCGAGAAGAAATGAGCCGTGCCCGCTGCATCAAACCCGCCAAGCGGCTGCGGCTCCACTTGGACCTGCCTGATCTTCTGCGGATGATGTCGAAGATCAGGCAGGTGGACCGGGGGCACAAGTTGGGGCCGTGCTGGGAGTGGCAGGGCGCGAAGGATGCGAAGGGATATGGACGAATCAAGATCAAGGGCAAGCCGTTGTGGGTGCATCGGGTCACATATGCCGTGTTCGTGGCAACCATACCGGAGCTTTGGCAGATCGACCACCAGTGCCTTTACCCGTCATGCTGCAATCCTCGGCATCTGGTGAAGAAAACCCGCTCCCGCAACTGTGCCGAGGCCAACACGCGGCGGGCTCAAGACGTTGATATCTCAGGAGTGCCGTTTTGACCATCAGCTTGCGTGATTACCAGCAGGAGGCCGTCGATGCCGTCATGGATCAGTTCCAGACGGTGCAATCGACGCTGGTTACGCTGCCCACTGGATGCGGCAAGACCGTCACGGCGGCCGAAATCATCCGACGACACCTTGACGCCAACCCACGCAAGCGGGTCATGTGCATCGCCCACAGAGAAGAACTGATTTTTCAGGGCGCGAAGGCGATCGAGAAAATCACGGGCGAGCATGTCGCGATCGAAATGGCCGATCAGTGGTCAGACGAAACTCCGGGCATGTTCGGAGCCGATCCGGCCCGCGTCGTGTTCGCCACGGTCCAGACGCTTTCCATGAGTCGAGGCGGCCGGATGGATCGATTCCGTCCGTCAGACTTCTGCCTATTCTGGACCGATGAGGCCCATCACTCGACCGCCGAAACGTATCGCAAGGTCACGGATTACTTCTGTGCCTCGAACCCGCAATGCAAGCACCTGGGCGTCACGGCCACGCCGGATCGGGGCGATGAAGAAGCGTTGGGCCAGATTTACCAGTCGGTCGCCTACGAATATGGCATCCTCGACGCGATCCACGGCGGTTACTTGGTCCCGGTCAAGAGTCGGCAGGTGTTTGTCGATGGCTTGGACTTCTCGAACGTGCGAACGACGGCGGGCGACCTGAACGGCGCCGATCTGGCTGAACTGCTGGAGGAGGAATCAAATCTTCATGGCGTCGTCAATCCGACAATCGAGATAGCAGGCAACCGTCGCACATTGGTCTTTGCCGGAACGGTGAAGCAAGCCGAGCGGATCAGCGAGATATTCAACCGCCACAATCCCCAGTCGGCCCGGATCGTCCACGGCGGGACACCCAAGGATGAGCGGCGACAGATGCTCGCGGACTATGCGGCCGGCCGATTTCAGACCCTTTGCAACGTCGGGGTCGCCACGGAAGGCTTCGACTCGCCGGGCATTGAAGTCGTCGTCATGGCCCGTCCGACCAAGAGCCGGGCGTTGTACGCTCAGATGGCCGGCCGGGGAATGCGAATTCTGCCCGGCGTCATCGACCACGTTGCCGATCCTGCCCAGCGAAAGAATCGGATTGCGGGGTCGGCCAAGCCGTCATGCTTGATCCTTGACTTTGTGGGCAACAGCGGTCGGCACAAGCTGATTGCGCCGGAAGACATCTTGGGCGGCAAACTGTCGGATGAGGTGGTTGCCAAGGCCCGCGACATCGCCAAGAAGAAGGGCAACGAAGAAGTTGACATGGCAGCGGCCCTGGAGCAAGCCGAGCGTGATATCAGCGAGGCCAAGCGGCGAGCCATCAAGGCGAAGGCCAAGTTCCGCGTGCAGGACATGAACCCCTTCGATGTGCTGGACATCACGCCGGGCCGCGAAGCCGCGTGGCACAAGGGACGCAAGCCCACAGATCGTCAGATCGAGGTTCTGACGAATGCTGGCGTGCCCAACCCAGCGAATCTGACGTTCTCCGAGGCGAGCAAGCTCATTGATGGCTTCAAAGAACGCCGAGCCAATGGCCTTTGCACCTTCAAGCAAGCCCGCTTCCTGGTGAACAAGGGGTACGAAGATGCGGCAAGTTGGAGCTTCCAAAAGGCGGGTGCATATATGAACGCACTGTCGAAGAATGGCTGGAAAAAACTTTCGCCTGAACAAGAGCCGGTTGGAGTATGAGGTACAAGCGAGTCAGTCGATCACACCATTGCCCCGTGTGCGACCACGATACATGGTGTACGTACACCGACGATGGCCGTGAAGCCAAGTGCATGCGCGTCCCGTCCGATCGGCCGCTGAAAGACAAGCACGGCGAGTTTGGCGGCTACATGCACGTTCTCGACGCCAGCATTCCGCGGGCGAGATATCAGCCGCCGCCACCGTTGCCGCCACCGAACTTCGCGCCTTTGGCAAAGAAATGGTTTCAGGAATGCGAGCCTGAACATTTGCTGAAACATGCTCAACGTCTTGGGGTTGCGTTCCCAAGCCTGCACCGGCTGCGGACGGGATGGGCACCCCAAGCCGAACTACAGGCCATCAACACACCTTGCAATGCCCGCGGCTGCTGGGCATACCCGATGCGGCTGGAAATGGTGGACGGCAATCCGGGGCAGGTCGTCGGGGTCAGGCTTCGGCCGGATCATGGCAAGAAATACAGCGTCACAGGTAGTCGGGAAGGTTTGTTTTACGCTCACGACCATGATCTGACGCGGGGCGCCGTCATCGTCGAGGGTGCCAGCGATTGCGCGGCCTTGCTCGATCTCGGATTCCAAGCCATCGGCCGACCACACTGCCGGGGCGGCGTCGTGCCCTGTATCCGCATGTGCCGGGATCGGGAAACCGTCGTCATCGGCGACTTTGACAAGCCCGACAAGCTCGGCCGGTGTGCGGGCCAGGAAGGGGCCAAGGCGCTCGTCGAGGCATTGAAGCCGGGTTGCCGGTCGGTTCGGCTCTGCTGGCCGCCAGAGGGCTTCAAGGACGTTCGGGAGTGGATCGTCAAGGCCAAAGCCGACCGGAACACGGTGCTGCGGCACATTTTCGACACGGCCGAATAAAAACCCCGGTGGCGATTCCGGGGTTTCATGCCGGGCTATTTACCGGCTACTCTTGCTTCTTGGGCCGCCCGCGTGGCTGATCCGTCGCCATCAGGGCCACTTCGGCGGGTGAAAACCACCATTCCCTACGCTCGCGTTGCTCGCCGATCTGCCGGCCGAGCTTGTCGCTCACGATTGCCCGCCGCATCCGAACCCAATGCAGGCTCGATCGCCACTTGGCGGCAACGTCTTTTGTTTTTAGTGTTCGTTCCATTGTTTGTCAAGCAACTATATCACAGAATGTTCGATTCGTCGCACGTCCGGTTGCAATGCTGACACACGGGCTCTGTGTCGTCGGGCTGGTCGCGGTCAAGGGACTTGTGAACCACTCGCCATTCGAGCTTGTGCTTGGGCGTGAAGCCGCCGCAGCGTGGACAATGAAGGCCGCCGGCCAGCATGATATCAACGGCTTCGTCCAGATTCGCGTCGTGTTTTTGCTGGAACTGGATCAATCGGCACCGCCTTTCGTGCCCTGCTCCGCCGTGGCTGGGGCGGGCGGGAGGGGGAGCGGTTGATAGTGGGTCGGTCCTTTTTGCGGTCCCCAGCCTCGCCACCAATCAGCGCCGGGCGAGTAGGTGGAGAGCATCACCGCGTTGCATTTGGTGCTGCCGATGATTACCTGCGTCCCATCCTTCGGCGCTTCAGATATCGACCGCCACTGCCCCCCGCTCGCGGTCGCGGTGAGGGCGCGGCGGGCGGATTCGACGATGTCGCGAAGTTTCATGGGAACGCCAAGAGGCGTGTTCACCTTCTCTGGAAAGTTTCCATCACGATCGCTGAAAAGCACAAAAAGTGCGGAATGGCATTCCTCCAACGCCTCCCGCAACCCCGCGTCCGTGACGTGGGGGCGGATGAGGGCGGCGAGACGACGAACCTCGGCGATAAGGCGAGGCATTGCATTACGAGCGGCGGCGCAGAATTCGGCGTCTGCCTTGGCGTAGAAGTTGTCCGAAATCGTGGCCTGAGCGGCGTTCTCCCGTTCAAGCCGGTCTCTGGCAGGGTTCTGCGCGATGATCTTGTCATCGGCCGCCATTGAATCCACCGACCATTCGCCCCAATGATCTTCTGGCTGATTTGGGCGGTTGGCAGATGCGTACCACGGCCCCATCGTGGCTGAGTCAGCCAGTTGCAGCCATTTGTTCAACTGCTCATCGCCAATCGCCACATCGCCCGCAGGGGCGGATGAGAATCCAGGCGGACATACATGCGGCTCCATCGACTCCTCGTCGGGTTCATCCTTGAGGCCGCACCGTTTGCAATGCCCATCCCGATCGACGCCATGCGGGTATCGCGGTTGTTCCGCAGGGGCGGATGGGCGGATGAGGGCGGCACGGGCCTGAATGTATGCAGAGAGTTTCACGACCTCCTGCGCGTCCATTGTGGCGATGACATCAGGCGGATGGCCGAGGTTGGTCCAAGACTTGCGGCCGTCTTTCCACGCTTCCAACTCTTCGATTACCGTCTCCATCGCCACATCCGTCGGCACGGTCGCCTCGTCGGCTTGGCGGGCGAGGGAGGCGCGAAATGCGTCAAGCCGCTTCTTGAAGCCGTGACTTCTCGCGATGGAGTTGAGGCTTACCCAATCGCTCTCTGTAAGAATCGACTCGACCGGCCCGGCGTTTTCATTGTTTGGCATGGGGGGACTCCTTCGCGATGGCGTGCAGGGCGGCGAGGGCTTGGTCGAGTTGAAGCATCAGTACGTCGCCTTCGTCAAGAGTCGCCCAGTGGGGATACTTGGCGTCAAACTCGTTCGCTGGCATCAGGTGGTAGTCTCTGACCGCTTCCGCCGCACGCATCAGCGCGGCTACGGGGGCGAGAGTGAGGTACATTCGGGCGACACGTTCATCGCTTCGACGCTTGGCTCCCGCCAGAATCTCCACATCCTGCGGCAATGAATATCCAGCGTTGCAAGCGTCCTCGCACGCCTGCGCCATCGCGACGACGACTTGCTCGGGCGTGGGGTTAGGCATGGGGCTGGTCCTTCACAAGACATTGCTTGATGCGATCACGCACGACGCCGCTCTGAATGAACTCAATCTGCCGATCATTAACCACCCACGCGATCAAACGCTCCGACCTCTCCATCTTGGAGGTAAGCGCAAGCAGGGCATCGCGGTCGATTTGCAGTTGTCGATTGCTAGCTCGAAGATTCGATGCCTCAATCTTGACCCGCGCCAACTCATCGCGCAGTTCATCAATCGTGCAAGTGTCGTAGTTCATGCGACACCCCCTTCCAACTCCACCCGCTCCACGCTCACGCTCGGCGCGGAGGCGGGGCCGGTGCGGGTGAGCTTGAGGATGAAGGCGGGATAATGGCCGCGATTAGCCAGCCCCTTTGCATCGAGCCTCGCTGTTTCAATTGACGTGTACGGCATTCCAATATAGGGAACCGAGCCTTCGCCAACGCGGGCGCACACCACCTGATAGCTCACCACCGGCTCGGGGACGTTGATGAGGTCGTAGAAGTGTTCTCTGCCATCGCAGCAATAGCATCCATTCTCGGCCCATCGCGCCGACCCCCACATGGAAGCGTCCAATTTGATGGCTCCCAGGATCGGATGTGTGCCACCGGCATCGGTCATGAACACCTTGACCTTGCGTCCATTGCGCGTCTGCACCGGCTTGTTCGGGTCGAACGTCGTCACGTCTGCCGCCCTGCTTTCGCGAGGGCGGCGTCGATGAGCATCCGCTGATTAGAAGTTTTGGCTACGTGGATGTGGCCGGTCGCTTCATAACATTCGTCAACGACCTTCAACGCCTCTCGGCACGCCGCGACCAAATCGTCGTGGCAGTTCCAGCAGGTGACGAGGCGGCGGGCGTTGGCGAGAGATTCGGCGTGATACCGACACTCTTTGGTACCAACCTCGTCGTCATCACCCATTGGGTACACGGCGGCAATCTGTGCCTCTCCAGTCTCGCCTCCCATGATTGCAATAGTGTCTTGAAAGGTGGATTCGTGCGGCTCTTCGATATGGAGCAGTCCAGGCGTATGTTCCGCCCTAGCGTTGTTCTCACGCATGGGGGGCCGCCTTTCCACCACGAGGCTTCTTGATGACCAGAAACTCCGTCGCGTAGTAGTCCTCACGTTCGATTACGTTGGGAATCAGTGTGGTGCCGTTCTCTAGGACGATGTGCGTTACTTCCACGCACGCGGGACGATTGTGTTCCTTGTCCGCCGGATGCTTCGTCTGTCGAATCTCGACGATGCGTTGACCGATGATGCCTTTAGTTTTCATCGTTCCCCCTCCCACCCCATCAACGGCTCGGACGCGAGATTTCTCATTGCTTTGCTCCTATCACAAGTTGCACAATATCAAGCAGCGTCCATTTCTGTTTGGGCTGAATCCGCGGCGCCCGTCCAGCCTTGCCGGCCTCGGGTATGTCGTCAAAGTGCATCTTGCCCGTTGACGGCCAGAGGTTGATGATCCATTCCGGGCCTTGGACTGGCCTGATCTGGTAGTGATACGATCCGCAGCGGCGCAGCTCCAGGCCGTGCCCGCTTGCGGCTGCCATCGCTTCGCCAGCATCAGACACGGCAAAGCTGAGGCGGTCCGCCCTGTACTGCTTTTGTGCTTGGGTGGTCATGGCATTTCGTTCTCCTGATATTGTCCCCAATTGGGGACAATCCGCCGCCAGAGCCTTTCGGCCGTGGCGGGGTTGGGCTGTTCAACGGCCGATGACCAACATGCGGGTTTGTACCGAAGTTGAGCGGAAAGCGTCCTTGAAGGCGTCGGGAGCGTTGGAATGAACCTCGGCGACAACCTCTTCGAGCCATGTACGGAACCATGCGGCCCGCTGGTGAAACTCGAACGATGCCGAGACAATCGCCACCAACCGGCCGCCGGGCTTGAGCCAATCAAACGCCGCGCGGACGTGTTCGATATCTTGCAGCTTCTCAAACGGCGGATTCATCAACACGCGGTCATAGATCGGCTCTGGCGTCATGTCCAGAAAATCGCAGCATTCGCACGAAATGCCCTTGGCCTTGATGATGTCGGCCAGGAAGGGGCGAAGCTCGAAACAATGCACGTTGCCGCCGATGGTTTCCGCGATATCACCCTTGCCAGCCGAGGGCTCCAGAATCTTCATTCCCGATTCAATCTTCGCACGATGGATCATCTGCATGATGAGTGATAGCGGTGTCGGGAAAAATCCGTCGATCTTTTGGAACTTGATATCGTCCTCCATCTTGCGGATGCGATCACGTTTGGCCTGTTCGGCGTCCTGTGCGGAGTGCTTGTCGCCAGTCCATTCGGCGACGAACTGCCGCAACGCTTGGGCCTGCGGGCCGTCGTCTCGATACTTGCTGGATTCCACGACGACGTAGTAGCCGCGGCTGGTGTCGGCCAGCTTGCTAACCATCGGCTCGATCGCCGACCGGGTTTTCAGGTCTTGCAGGTTCTCGGGGCACTTGCCCGCGTCCCACGCTTCGGCCAGTGCGATCATGGCGCGGCGTGTACGCTCCAGATTCGCGGCATCCAGTCGCCGGCTCATGCCCTCACGCGCTCTTTTGGGCGTGTTCTCCCGTCGCGGCGCTTCAAGGTCTTTGATCTTGGCCGCGATCGTCTCGCATTGGCTGCGGAGCTTGTCGGCCGGCGATGATCGCGATGGCCTGGGCGTCGGCTCGTTGGTCGTCGGTGCTGGGTCCATCGGCTCTCCGGTGATATCAGTCTGTGAAATGTGGAAAACGGTCGTGTGCTTCGGGAAGCGAGCAATCAGCTTGCTCGGGTTGTCTTTGTCGAACCGCTCAACCCAAGTCTGAACCTTGACGCCATGCTCGCCCTTGCGGACGGATCGGCCAAGCGCCTTCCATGCGTGGAACGTAAACACGTTTTCACGCGGCTTGATGTCATCAAGAGGAATCCCCTTGGCCCAGAGGCCCGCAGTGATACGTTCATAGTTTGTTGTGCTTATTCCGGCTTGCACTCGCTGCAAGGCTTGGGCCTGCATTGTCGTCATGGTTGCCATCGGGTTCCTACTCCTGATGAAAAAGGTTGCTTGTGAGGAAAGTATACTTCCAATCGGCGATCAGGCAAGGGGAAGATCAAACATTTTGGGCGAATAAAACCGACTCGGTGATAGCTTTGATTGCTGCGGTTTTGGTCATGCAATCATGGTCAACGATGACATCGAATCCAGTCGATTCGGTCGGCGTCAGTAATCGACTTATTCCCGTGTGGCTGGTAGATCGAACGGGCATATGCTTGACTCTGGACATGATGAACACAATTCGATAGAACGCGATTTCAGCAAGGCACATTGAAATTGCACCGATGTCTACGGGCATGTCTGGGCGCTTGACGGTGCAGGTTATAAGATGGTCGGAGTTCCGATCGTATTTTGCCGCTCTTTCAACTGCCGCAAATGCGGTTACGCCTACGCTGCAATGGCGATCGGTGAGAATGTCGCATATGGCCGCAACCGCAGCGCCTCGCCAGAATGTCGCCGATGGAGGCGCGTTCCATGCCACGGCCAGATTTACGCCCACATTCAAAACTCTTGCCTGTCGATGCTGGACTCGGCGAATATCCTCCCACGGGTTCGGCTGGCGTCTCGACACCATTTCAGGGTCAAGCTCGCTTCCCTGCTCTTGATACATGACACGCTTCCGCTTAGTAATGGGAGGCAGGTCGATCGTTTTGAGCAATTCATCGCGAAAATCCCCCACCCGCTGCACAAGCTCGGCTGGTGGCGTCAATGCGTCTCGGAGCAATGATTCTGGCGTGTGTCCGTTCCAAAACTTGCCCTTGGCGTTGTCGCCTTTGGCGTGATGGTGTGCGTTGGATGCCTCGCAGATTAGCCGATTGGCTTCGCAGGCGAACGGGGCATTCTTGCGATAGTCGATCATCGCATCCAGTGATGGAAATGCAATGCTGCGATAGGTCACAGCGCACCCCCAGCCCGAGCTTTGGCCTTCTCATCTTCGGACCACGACACGAAGTAAGCGGCCTTGATCTCATTCATCGACGCGCCGGCCGTGCGATGACGGGCCGCACGTTCGAGGGTCCGCGTCGAGCAGATGCGGCGTAGCTTGTGGTCTGCTAT